TTCCAAACGTCACCGGCCGGCGGTTCCGGCTCGTCAGCAAACGCCCTCAAGGATCGTTGGCACGTACAGACGGCCGGCTCATTGCTGGCCTGGCAGGAGTCGAGCGTGCAGACGCGGGAGGCGGCGTCCATTGTGCCGACTTTTGCAACGGCAACAGACGCCAGCCGGAAGGCCCGCTTAATCGTCAATGTCTATGATACGGCCGCACGGGAGGCCCTGCGAATAGAGGCCAGCGGTACAGCCCCGATGATAGGTTTTCTGGGAGCAGCGGCCGTTGTTAGAGCCGCCCATATTGCCGACCCGTCCGGCGGAGCTATTCAGGATGCAGAGGCAAGGACGGCGATCAATGCTATACTAGTTGTGATAGAGAATTTAGGTTTTAATGCAACGTCATAAGGAGCAAGGTATCATGGCTGCAAATAGAGAACAGGATTACATCACGATTGCACGAGGACACGCCCGCAACATTTTTGAGGGTATCAACGCATTGCTGGCAATGCAGAATGAGTTTAATGCCCTTGACTACGGTAACACCCTGGATGATGGCGTGGGTGAGAACGAAGGGATTCTAGCCGACGACGTTGGTTCCGTTATCTTTGCGACGGCCGACGAGTTGAAGCTACGAATCATGGACACCGGTCACAAAACCAACTTGGCAAAGCTGCTCTGAGGTATAAATGGATAAGCAGACCCTTGAAACAATCCGAGAGAAAGACCGGGCAGACGCGGCCGTAAACGGCGGTGGCTCATTAACCGACGAACAAATAGCCGCCCTGGCGGCCGAGCGGCGTGATAAGCGGGTTGCTGACTGTACTGAGGAGTACAATCAGGCGGTAACGAGTATCTTGGCGAAACACCGTTGCCGCTTGCGGGTTGGTATTACTACGTGGAATGATGGCGCAATTCAGCCCATCGTTCAGATTGTAGCTGAGGGATAGCCATGACCTGTGAACAAACCTCTATCGGTATGCCCCCATTAGATAGCGGGCCGGGACTGTATGGCAACGGCCAGAACCTGCCGCCTCATCTGGCGCGAGGGATAGCGGCGGCCGGTGAAGTCGTGTCGCGCTTGATGGATGGAACACCGGCCGAACGGGGCGGGAAGGTTGTTGTAGCCGGTGTGGGGGGTATGAGTAACTCATTTCAGATATTCGACAAAATGATTTACCTGTATCGTCAGGTCTACGGCCGCGGCCGTCGGCTCACCTTTGCCAATCTCAATAAAGCTACCTTTGATGCCCGTCGAATTGCCGTTACTGACCCTGCTCTCTATTGGGATGGCGAGGGTGGAGTGATGCAAAAGCTGGCAAAGCGCAATATCTCACCGTTGCAGGTGCAGGTGCTGTGGATTTATAATGTCGTCAGGTTGCAAACAAAACCATTCCCGGCCGATGCTGATGAGTTGGAAGTCTACCTAGAGATTATCCTGAATGAAAGCCTACGCCGCTTTCCAAACACGAAGCAGATATTTCTATCCTCGTCTAACTATTTTGGCTATGCCCTACCGGGTGCGCCTAGCAGTGAACCTCACGCCTGGGGAGAAGCCTATGGCGTGCAATCACTTATCCTCAATCGGGTTAATGATGAAAGTTTGCCCTATATCGCCTGGGGGCCGTATTTTTGGGCCGATGGATTGATACCCCGGCCGTCAGATGGACTTATCTGGAAGTGCGAGGATTATGTGGAGAAGGATCGCGTCCATCCCTCAGAATCAGGCAAACTTAAGCTAGGCAGGATGTTGCTAAATTTCTTTGAAACGAATCAGGCAACAAGGTGGTTTAATCCATAATGGCAAAGTTTGGCGCACACGTTTTACAAGGGCCACGAAACGGATACGGGCCGTTCTGCGAGGCAAAACCGGCCGTCTGTCTACTAGTTGACCAAGACCCGCTAGAAACAGAGCAAAAGAGTGGGGGCTATACCGTAACCATCTTTCGTGCTGACAGCGTTTATGGCGAAGCCCCACCGGGCTATACTAATCATCCCGATCCGGCCGCACTTGCCCGCCAATGGTATCCCGCACTCAAGCAGAAGTGGTTGCTTAACAGGGCGGATTATTACCAGTGTACCAATGAGCAAGGAGGGGGGAAGGGGTCGGACGTAGAGGCTAACCTAATTCACCTTGTCACCTTTGAACGGGAAATAATGCGTCTGGCTAATGCCGATAGCTTCAAGCTGTGCGTCTTAAACTTGGCCGGTGGTTCTCCTGGCGATATTGAGATATGGCGGCGCGTCTGCTTGCCCTTCATTATTGAAGCATGGCAGGGGCGTAACATCTACGGCCGTCACGCCTATGGTGATGGTGACTTAGTTCATCCCAATGGTAGTGTGATTATCGGCAATCCGTCCCGGCCGTTTGAAGAGGTTGGCTACCTGCGTCAGGCAGGAGCGGCCGGGGGTATTGCTATTACTGAGTGCGGACTAGACGGTGGATTTGGTTTTGCTGGTATTGAGCGATTCACTACGCAGCTACAGGGCTATGAGAGGTTGTTACGGCCGTATTCAGAATTTATCGGGTGCTGTGCCTGGACGCTCGGTAACTGGTCTGAGGCCAATTGGCAAGATGCACTGCCGGCCATGACCCAATACCTCATTGATAACCCTACGCCCGCCTGGACGTGGCCGGGACAACCCATCCCACCAATCATTCCCCCTACCCCGCTGCCGTCTACTGACTATCTACACATACGCCTAACCCAACCGGCCAATATACGCACCGACCCGTCCATAAACAAGCCCGCTATAACCCCTACGGCCGTCAAGGAGGGCTTGGAACTGGTAAAGATAGGTGACGTTACCGGGCAACCCGTCAGCGGCAATTCTGCATGGGTCAAGGCCGTTGCCTTCGTTTCCCGTCCCTACGTTACCGATAAGCCGGGTGGCAAGGTTATCACGAATCGGAGCGTCAACTTGCGAGTTGCGCCAACGACGGCCGGTAACTGGCCTTTGGTGTTGCTACCGACCGGCCGTGAATTTGAACACCTGGGCAACGTGCCCGACTTCTATAACAGCGGGCAATGGGCGGCCGTTGCGCTATACGTTTGGCGACCGTTGGCAATTGACACAAAGCCTGAGATTCGCTTTGGCAACCTACTGCCCGGCGTGCTATCTGTGACTTCGCCGTTTAATGCACCGCGCTCCTATCCATTTGCACCCACAAAGAGGCAACTTCACGAAGGACTCGATTTTGCCGCTCCAATTGGTACGCCCATTTTTGCAGGAGCGGCCGGCGTAGTTGATTTTGTGCGATTAGTTGATCCCGGCTTTGGTTACGGCAAGGCAGTAAGAATCAAGCATAGCGGCCGTTATACCACCTGGCACGGACACTTGAGCCGTGTTGACGTATCGGTAGGACAGACGGTAGCGGCCGGGCAACAAATCGCTCTGTCTGGCAATTCGGGCGGAAGTTCAGGAGCGCATTATCATTTTACCCTAGTTGACAATCCGAGTGGCATTGATGGATACGTTATAGATAATGTCACCGATCCGACCCTGTATTTACTTCCGGCCGTATCGTTGCAACCAACTTCGCCACAGCCGGGGGTAACAGACCTACTCCCCTACTTCTCCCCCGCTAATGGGCAATACGGGGATATTATCATCTTGAAAAACAACTGGGGAGAAGGTGATGAACGCCAACAGTTACAGCAGTCTGGTAGCAATTTATATGTCACTAAAAACGCCTCTTTTGAACAGAGAATCATTCGCACAAGCACGATTGACCTAGTACTAGACACCTCAAGAGGTAATGGTGAGATGTACACTGTCTCCGGCCCCTGGATTCCAAAGCAAATGTCAGTTGGTCAATCCTTTACCAGAACGGAAACAGTACAAGTAAGGCGAAAAGACGACTGTCAGAATGTTGGCAATCCCTATACATCTACCAGTCAAATAAAGCTGGTAGCCAAACACAGCTCTCTGCCAATTGAGGGCGGCGTCACCATTCAGGACGTTATAGAACTTCACTGGATTCTAAACGGCGTTGTCGAGGAGCGTTACTGGTATGGCCGTCACAGGGGGCTAGTTCAGTGGAAACCAAAGGACGGCCGTAGGTCATGGGCTACCGAGGTTATCCCCTATGGGCAACAAGGAAACAATACCAGAGAGGTTATATCGTGCCTCTAGTTCTTTTTGAAAGGAAGGGCAGACATGGAATCACCACTAATAGTAATTCAGGAATATAGGGACAGGCGTGGTTACTGGCGGTGGCGAATGATCGCCCGCAACGGCCGTATTATCGCCGTCTCCTCTGAGGGCTATTTCAATGTCGAGGATATGCGACACGCCCTGCAATTGGTCGTGGCAATTGAAACAGCCGGATACCAGATTCAAGACTTAACGGCAGAGCGGCCGGCCGAACTATAAGGAGATACCCATGAGTCTACTTGTAACAATCATCTTAATTCTCATAGTCGGTTCATTGATTTTTGTCGCCGTCCGATATGTATTAGAAGCCCTTAGTGTGCCAGAACCGTTCAACAAAATCATTCTGGCTCTAGTTATCCTGCTGATCGCCGTCTGGATTGCGGAACGCGCCGGGCTGTTTTAATCGTTCTTGGGGGATTGATGCTATTCACTGTTGCTATCATCGTTCTCAGAATACCGGCCGAGTGGCTATCTGCCCTTGCTCAATTCAACACACCAGATAGTCTGGTAACGGCCCTGTGGATAGCCCTAAGCGGACTGGCTACGACCGTCATAGCCCTAGCTGCCTATATTCGCGCCCTACTGGCAGAGATACGGCAAATGGATAAGGAGCATCACGCTCAATTGTTATCACTGGCCGAAAAGGTATTGACGGCCAACCTAGAAACGAGAGAGGCGATGAAGGATAATACCGAGGCAATTAAAGTAATGGGGAAGCAAGAGAGGAATCGTGCACGTAATCCGAGAAGTTCAAAAACTCCTTAAACCCCCGCCGCGAGAGCCACAGAGCATCGAAGTAGCCCGCCAGATTGATGAGGCACTTTATGACATGCAACGGTATAGGATAGAGCGCAAAGCGGCCGTTGCCACCATTCGCAAAGAGGCTGAAAAGGAGAGTAACGGCAATGGAAAGTAATACCTTCCTCATTTTGGCCTGGGTATCTACCGGGTTTATTGCCGTCTCTACGCTGGCCTATGGCTATGCCGCTTATCAATGGTTCCGGGCAGTTCGGAATAGCAAGCATGGCGAGAAACGCCTAGTAACGGCTCTCCTGGTGGATAATGGACTGCTGTTTACCATCGTTGGTGTCCGCCTGGTGTTGACACTGGTCGCCTGGCTTAGTGGCGAAATCGCCTTAGGGCAGGCAACCTCGGCGGCCGTATGGCGTGGGGTGATTACCTGGTTTATGGTGATGGTGGCGGCATTGGCGGCCGTGGGGATTGCATCGGGTAAATTCAGTATGAGGCGAAAGGTAGATAGGGACATTAGTCCATAGCTTCTATATCAACCCTAAAGTGGTTGTGAATTGGCTCGTATTTCCACCGTGCTAAACTGTATTGGCACGACTCAACAGGAACGGTGACTGGTAAAGATTGGTTCTCCTCGCCAGTCGCCGTTTCGCTTGTCCCCCTACCCCTTCTTTCGATTCTGATTGCCCTCTGGTGCTCCCGCTCCCTCGCGCTTCCCACCCCATTCGGCCGGCGGTTGCCAACCGGGGTGACGCTGACGACGGCAAGCCCTGACGATATGGCGGCGGGCAGTGGGCCACGATACGGCCGTCCGGCTCATGAGTTCCCGGTACATGGCGGCGCGTTGCAGGTTGGCCGCTTCCAGGCTCAGGGCGTCAAGGTTGCGAATACCAAAGAGGGCGACTACCTCCATAGCCGCCCTCTGGACTTCGTCGGATTGGTCTTTCGATATGCCGGGCATAGACTACCCTTCTCCCCTGTCAATCCAGCCCGTCCCCTCATAGTCGCCATAGGCCGGACGGATGCGGGTCGGGGGATAATCCCGCTCCTGCTGCTCCCGGTACTCCTTGCTGTGAATCTTTTCCCAACAGGTGCGGCAGTGCGCCGGGGTCATGTGCAGCACGTTTTCAGTCGTGCCACATTCGATACATTCGCCTTCTTTGCCAAGAAATTGCTGAAAGGTTTTTCTAAAGGCGTCCATTTGTTCGTCGCTCATTTCATTTCTCCTTCGTTTCAATCAAGATGTATATAGTATATAATAATCAATCAAGATTGTCAAGCATTTTTACAAAGTCACTTCCTTGTCCCCCTGTTCCGTGCTACAATATTTGTGACTCCCTCCCGGTTCCGTACTCCTCGGAACCAACACGAAGACAAAGCGGCCGTCCCCCAATTGCGGCCGCTTTGTCGTTTGTGGTAGTGGCAACAAAAAAGCCCTCTGATTGGAGAGGGCCTTTCTGTACGATTTTATGGCGAACCGTCAACCTGAGAGGATGGTATCACGGCCGGGAATGGGAGTCAATTACTCGCTCTCCTTACTTGCCCATTCCATATCGGCGGCCGTTGGCTTTTGCGGCTTTAACTGATAGTCGTAATCATCTGGCACCTCCCACCGCGCTAGGATATTGAGCAGTAGGGCGACAAGCCGAGCCACCCACTTATAACGATAGTCAAGAATATAGCCAACGGCGTCCCTCCCGTCAATCTCTGTAATTCTGGCAACGGTTGGAAAGGCATAGCCCTCTCCACCAACGTAGCGTAAATCTATATCGGTGTGTGCTTCGTATTTAGGTCGGTTCATTTTCCACCTTCTCGTAAATCAACTATTTATCCCTACTCAATGATACACCAATACCCACACATGCAATCGCAATGAACTACACCGACCCTGCCCCAGCCTGTCTGTTCATTGCCGTCTCTTGTCTAGTTCCTTTTGAACTCGTGCCTTTTGCTCATCAAACTCGCGTTGCCGCTTCTCAAAGTGAGAGTCATTGTCGAAAATAGCCCGTAGGGTTGCAACCGTAAAGGCGATTACCAGAATAACCCCACAGGCCAGGATGATGATAAGCAGAACGGCCGCAATGTATAAAAGTGTTTCCATATTTACCTCGACACGCTAACAACGGCCGTTGGATACCGATTGCAGGCCGCTAAATAGTTTCGTACAAACCTAACCAGCCCGTCATAGTCTCCCCACTCGTTTGCGGGATTGAACTGTTCAAATCGTTCCCGGTCTGATTCTAGTAGTCGCAGACCGGCCGCTTCTGCCATTTGGTGCAGGTTATGGGTGATGTTGGCTGAATAAACTTCACCGTCGTCTCTTTCACTTGTGACAATGACTGGCTCACGGCCGGGAAACTTTTCATCCCATTCAGCGGGGCTTATTTCCCTCATTGCTCCATTCTCTCGCACGAAGATACCGGAGCCACCGCTTGATCCGGTGTGGTTCTCTAAAGTCAAGAAAACATCTAAGGACATTTTATTACCTCCACAACCAAACGAATACAACCCCGGCCGCTACATTCAGCAGACACAAGCCAACTAGCAACAACCACAGGACATACACAGCCACTTGATAGCGGTTGATGGCAAGAAACGGCCGCCAGATTGCCCAGGACGTGATGAACGGCCGTTGACGGGGATGGCAGGTTGAACAGGTGAAGGTGTGTAGCGTGCCGCCGTCTCTATCGCGCTTAATCTCGCCACATAATAAACACCTGTGCCAAGTTGCTTGCGTCATTGTTGCCCGGCCGTGTTGCCACTAGTGGCAGAATCAATAGCCACCACTGCGCCATTGACCATGTGATAGCCGGGCATCCACACCAAAATACCCCACGATCCTTGATAGTTTGCCACAGCAACCTTTACCGGGTGTCCACTGTCGCGGGCAACAACGGCCGTATTTGTCACCAATGCAATTGCATCGTGGGTAACTAAATCTTTGAAGTCCACTTGTTTATCAGATTTTGACATATTTACTGCCTCTCTTGTAGGCTACATTGCCACTAGTGGCTAAATAGGTTAATGGTTTACCCATAGCATCCTTTTTCTGCCAACGCCAACGCCAATAACTATTGCTGTTTTCTTCTAGTCGCCAGCCACTCGTCACCCGCTCTATATCCCTTTCTTCATCAATGACAACTGAGATAGCCACTAGTGGCAAGTCACCCCCCGGCCGGTCGCCAATGGGTTCGGCCGGGGCTATTGAGGGCGTTGTGGTGGCGGGGATGTTTCGGTATCGGCGTAATCACGCGGGTGAATTTCTGGCGCAGGTTGCCCATCAGCCGCCATTGTCGCAACGGGTTCACCCTCTACGACTTCGCCGCCAGGTACGCCAATTTGCCGCAAGAGGGCAGGAATAGCAGCTACGGCCGCTTGCTCAATTTGCTGGCGAACTTCTTGACTCTGGTAATAGGCAGATACCGTTTTGGCGGCCGTTACCCTTGCGCCCAATTGAGCATTTGTGATCACGTCTTGCACCATTAGCTCGGCCTGCTGTGCCGCCATGTATCCATTAAATTTATGCTGCTTAAACTCATTGATAGCTGCCCCACGCAACCGCGCCCGTTCTGCCTCTGGCGCAAAGTAAAGACCGACCAGGGCGATAACTACGGCAACAACCGAAGCAATTGGTAACCCGTAGCGAAAATAAATGTATAGGTTTGTTCCCAGTGTATCCCCGGCATTTAGTTGAGCGTCAACAACGGTGTTGAGCAACATAAAGGCCAGAGACACGGTCGCACCCGCTACCATGAAGCCAACATGTAGCTTTCCACCCCGGAATGTGCCGTTTATTAGTCCGTGCGACAAGACAAGAAAAAGACCCTCTAGGACAAGAATCCCGGTAATTCCCGTTACTACACCCAATGCTCCCGTTGCTCGGAAGTGAAGGGTAGCAGATATGCCGTGAACGGTCGTATAGCCAGCTACCATGATAGAAAAAACGGTAATTGCCCCTCGTAGCCAGCGGCCGTAATCGCGGGCATCTTTCGTTTCTTCCTGCTGCTCAGAACGGGAACGAAACTCCTCAATGTAATTGTCAACATCGAACACGGTACTACTCCTTTCCTCTTACAACCCGCTCAATATCCGCACGATTCAATACCTGTTTTTCATGCAGTATACGGCCGAGTGTCCACATTGCTATGCCCATTAGCTCCGTTCGGATGGCAACAAGTAACACGGCCGCAACAATCCAGCTACCACCATCCTGATACGCCTTGAAAAGCAGGGGGATAAGGATAAGCCAGAATAGAATAGTCCACTTAGTTACCATCTTCTCCCTCCTGAAAAAACTCCACCACCTTTCGGATTCCCAACCTGTTCAGTAGGTTTTCACTTGGCGAACGTCTCCCCTTTAATACATCACTCAGATATGGCTCTGATACGCCCAATTCCTGGGCGAGTGCTTTTTGGCTCCCGGCCTCATTCGCCCGCTGCTTAATCAGTTCAATCACTTGTGCTTCATTCACGGATTACCCTCCTATGTCAATACATCAATTGACAGATATTGTAATCCGTGAATACCCCTCTGTCAATCCCCCATCACCCCAATTGTTGCGATCCCCCACCGGCCGTTAGTTACCAGTCGTCACCCAAAGCCTCAATCAGTTTCAGGTATGTCTCATGCTCCATCTTGTCCATACCGTTCTCGATACGTGATAGGGTTGGGGCCGATACGCCAGTTAGTTCAGCCACATCACGCAATCCTAATTTGTACTTGTGCCGGTAATCGGATAGACGCTTGCCTATATCTTTCACGGCCGTTTCACTATTCACCCCCAATATCAAACGGGCGATTGTTTTGGCTTCTGCGTCATCTATTACGGCCGTCGGCGCATGAAACTGTCCATGCTCAAACAAAATCCAATAACGGTTATTGGCATTATCGGTTACTTGTTCAATCCAGTACCTGCTCATTTGTCACCTTGCTCCACCGGCCGTTACTTTTGTCCCTCTTGGTGCTGCGCCAGAATGTCAGGGCAACGATAGCCATATTCACGCCGCTCGTTATCAATCTGTTTGACAATATACCTAACGGCCGCTTCTATACTACCCATCACGCTTGACCATTCATAAATTCGTTCCGGGTCATTACCAAAAGCTACGTCATCCCCATTAGCAACACCACCGGGTATTTCCACATCAACCCGTTTTTGTTCTCTTACAATACGGCCGTCATCATTGCGCCATCGTTGCCAGTAATATCGCGCTGTTCCTTGATAACTATCGCCACAGGCAAAGGTGACGGTAATATCGCGTTGTTCAATATCTTCCTCTGTATATAGACCTAATTTTGTTCTAATTGGTTTCATCATGTTTCCCTAAAATGGCACATTATCAAACCCGCAAACAGGGCATATCATACCGTGTAATGTGGCATTGTAGCCCCTGAAACAGCCGTCACAGATAAAATCATCCAGGTCTGAGGAGGGCGGCTCGTCACCACTTACGGCCGCCTCCCCCATCTTCGCCTCTATCCCGGCCAGCCTTGCCTCTAATTGCAGTATGATTTTGCCCAGGTCGCGCAATGCGGCCGTCAATGCCTCTAGCCCGACAACCGCGCACACATGCCCGCTAGACAGCACCGGCCGTCCGCACTGTGGGCAGTTATCATCTTCCCGGTAGCCCATCGTTCGATTGTCTGCATAGCCGTATGTTGCCATTGTTTCACCTTCCGGCCGTATCCATTATCTAGTCCTCTCCCTCTACCATCAAAATGCGCCGCGCTATCCACCCTGCCACTGGCACAGCCACCGCGTTACCTAACTGGCGATAGCGGACTGAATCGGATTGCCCATCACTCCAACCATCGGGGAATCCCTGTAGCCGTTCGCACTCTATCGGTGTTAGTCGTCGAACACCAGAATCAATCAGCTTTGGTGGCCGGGTATGTTCCAGAGAATTTACAACGGCATTAGGCTTAAAATACACATGCTCCTGAGCGGTTGATGAATGCCCATCATTTTGTATCGCCCTGATCCTATCCGGTTCGTCTACCCATTCTCGGATTCTGTCAGTTACAAGGTGGTTGGCTTGTGCATCGTTATCGTCGGCCCCACCCGTATAGCCGTTAAAAGCATTGGCTATAAATGTTTCGCTCTCAAAATCGTTGCGGCGGCGGTTATTGCACCGGCCCCCCGCTACGTCTATACTTCCGCTGGTGTTGTTTCCGCCAAAGGCTACGCCCTGATTGGCTTGCGGTTCAAGGGTATAGGCAATCTCGCTTTCTTCTCCATTCGGTTCGCCTTGCCCATTATTCCAAACTGCCAAAAGATGCCCATTTTCGGCCGCCTGTTGCGTAGTCATGGCGTGTCCATGTCGCTTGCTATGGGCTTGAAGGCTACCAACGGGGATACAAAAGTCTAACTCGTTTGCTTGTCCGGCAGGTCTACTTGTCCCGCCAGCATTTGCAGAGAGTGTGCCAGAGACGGCGGCAACACCCGGCCGCGCTTTTCTGCTCTGCGGAGAATCCCGCGCGCTGCCTTCGGACTCAAAAAGTACGCTTGCGGAACGGCCGTCTCCAAGACTTGCGACAATGAACACACGGCGGCGGCGTTGGGCCAGTCCGAAATATTGAGCGTCAAGTATCCGCCAGGACACGCCATACCCGCACTCGACCAACCCGCGAAGGATAACGGCAAAATCCTGTCCTTTGTTACTGGATAATAGGCCGGGGACGTTTTCGATAACAACCCATCGCGGCCTAGACTCTGTAATAAGGCGATAGAACTCAAACCATAGTCCACTTCTGCTTCCAGCCAATCCCTTGCGGCCGCCGGCCACTGATAAGTCCTGGCAGGGGAATCCGCCGCAAACAAGGTCAACTGGCGCGGGATGGAAGTATCGCCGCCATCCTTTTCCGATTCGGTAACTGATTGCTCTAATATCATTGTAAATCCTTGACTGTGGGAAATGGCGGCTCAATATCCCCCGTGCTGGTTGCTCTATTTCGGCTTGCCACAGGCAACGCATACCGGCGCGTTCAAAGCCTAAATCAAATCCGCCTATGCCTGAAAAGAGAGAACCGAAATTCATTGTGCTATTGCTTTCGGGGCAATAAAAAAAGCCCCGTCACTTTCAATTTTTGAGGTAATCACACCTGGCGGAAAGCGCGGGGCTTGCGGAAAACTAAATTTGAGATGATAGCCGAGGGTCAGATACCCTACGTTTTTACCAAGTGTGATTAAGCAAATCATACCACCATTCGCCTATCCCGTCAACCATGCCACCGTCACGCCCAACACGGCCGCTAACTCGTCAAGATGCTGGTACACACCATCATAGCCCCGTTCAAAGCGGGATATTTCCCACCGTCTCAAGCCAATCCGTTCGGCAATCTCGCGCTGTGATGGGTAGGGCGGCCGTTGCCGTGCCTGTCTGATTCTACGGCCGATCTGCACCAACGTCGTATCCCGCTCTCGCTGTATACGTTCAGCGAGGTCAACGATGGTGTTTGCGGCCGTTACGGGGTCAACCGTTTCACCGTAGGCGCAAAGGAGGAGGTCGGCCGCTTCGCGTTGGGCAGAGTGGTTCATTTCAATAGCTCTGAATTTTGATAGATATTGCCCACAACTTCTAGTAGGTCGTTCATAGCCTCTGCATTTACGAGATTGTCCAGCCTCTTTCCGGCATAATCGGGACCATTATCCTGCCACCGTAGCTTGAATGAGCCGTTGTAAAAAACAACGGTGAACAACGGCGTATTTTTGCCTCGCAACAAATCGCCCTCGCAGACCTCACGGCCGTTCATATCCTCTAGGCCGGTGTACTGCTGAATATCATCACTCTGCCACAGGTTGACATCTGGCGGCCGGTTGCGTAGGTCTATCTCTACGAATGCTCTAGTGTACTCATCCCAGGCTCTAAACTTTAGTTCTCTCATTCCGCAACCTCATTCCATTCCGACTCAGTTATCAAATACCCGCACTCAATACACTCATGGGCATAGCCATCAATGATGTAATCCGTACCGGGTATGTCGTAGGTGTCAATAACGGCCGGTTGTGCAGTGTCACATTCCGGGCAAATGATGGTTACTTGTTGGTTCATTCCTTCACCACTCTCTCCGCATATCCAGGATCAAGCCTGAGTAGCAATTCAATCTCGCGCTCGCGTGCTACCTGTTCCTGTGTTTTCTTCACCGGCTTTACCGGCCGTTCCAATATCGCCACCTGCTGGCGGCACTTGTGGCATATCACGGTAGCTGGCTTGTCTACCAGTCGCCATGTACCGCGGTCTATTTCATGCCCGTCCCATACCCACATTTGAGATATGGCCTTGCATATGGAACGGCCGTCACTATCGGCAATGTGGGAAGCGAAGCGGGCCAGGGGGCCGCCGCCTTTACCGATTAGGACTAGGTAGCGGGTCATTCAACCTCCACGATCTCGATTCCATACAATGCCTTAACTAACTTTCGCTTAAGCCGGTAGGAAGCTGTTTTTGTTGGCCCCGATTTTACATCTTCGACGGTTGCCTTACCGTTCTCGTCTACGAACGAAAAGTCAGCCACATAATCAGCAATCTTTTGCCCGTTTACCACCAGCGGGAAGCGGGGCTGTAGCTTTAGTTGAGAGATACGGCCGTCATCCTCAAGCTGCCTGAGTTGAAGGTAACGGCGACTCTCTGCCTTGCTGTCAAATATACGGCCGTCAATCTCGGTACGGACAGCATTGAACTTGTTGCCCCGCTTGCCATCATGGATAGTCACCTGACGGCCGACAGCCTCAAGTTCGCTGTCTGCGCTGCCTATATTGACACCGGCCGGACTTTCGTCCAGTACGGCATAGTCCGGTTGCGTGAGTATGGCGGCTAGTTGCTCATCGGTAAAGTTGCTCATTATTTTGCCTTCACCTTTGCCACCATCCTGGCAATCAACCGTCGCCGCTTATTCACCATCCGGCCGTCCAACCGTTTACGGCCGTCAATCCACCGTTGTAAACTGTCTGGCGCAATCATCCAATTATTGCCCATTCGAGCGGCCGTCAAGCTGCCATTGATACAGGCCCGTCTAATCGTTTCCGGGTGGCAGTGGGCGATATGGGCGCAATCGGCCGGGGTTAGGGGAGTGGTCATTCCTTCTCCTCTATCAGTTCCATTGCCAAGTTAAAGTACTCGTCCCTCAGTTCAGCAATCTCTTGCAGCAGGGCGGCAATGTCCTGTTGCGCCTGTTGCCATAGTGATTGGACGGCCGCCGTGGTGTAGCGAATATCGAGCGGTTGGGCGTAGCGTTGGCGGATTTCGTCGAGTTCGGTTTGGGTCATTGATTCAACCTATCTATGCGCCGGCCAGCTTCCTCCAAGTCAAATTCGCCAATCATGTGCCGGGCCATGATTTCAAACTTGCCACCTTGGGCGATCATTGTCTGTGTCCAGACATTTAACTGTTCTGGTGTCGCTGCCACAAGCGGGCGTATGAATTGTTCGGCCCAATCTTCTTTTGTTTCGGGATAATTACCCCCGCTCGGATATGGTTTGTTCATTTTACTACCTCCACCCGGCCGTTTCGGCCCCACGCGCAGCCGAAACGGCCGGGTCAATAACGCTGGCTACTTCGCGCAGTCTGCCATTGCCTGTTGCTGCAAGTAAATAGCAGCGTGGCGAATACGAATCCAAAACGGCTTACGGTGGGGTGAAATGTCCATGTAGTGCAGGTAGATGTCCTGGGGACTGTACCCGTCAAGCAAGGCGGCTTCTAATTGGAGCAAGAAGCCGGGGGCGTTTTCCTCTATGTATTCGTAATCATCACGATACAAGGGCGGCTCAAGATGTAGCCCTATCTTTAGCTGCGGTTGTTTAATCATTTCAATACCTTCCTTATCCGTTATGTGCGACCGCCAATAAGCACCCTCATTCCCCGCTAAAAGCCTATACCTCGAATGGGATTTCCTCTGATTCGGCGGCGGGCAATGGTTCGGCCGGTTCAGTCATAGCCACGCCCTCTTCTCCCGACTCTTCTACAAGTGCGCCGGTAGCAACTGCGTATTTATGGCGGGCAATTTCCAGCGGGCCACGCTTGTCCTTGCTATCAGCAATGGCCTGCGTGTACCACTCAAAGACCTCTCGCGCTTCCTGGTTGTGCATTGGATCATATTCGCCAATGATTTTCAGATACCCGGCCCGTACCTGGCCGGCATCCCGGTAAATAGTATCAGTCAGTTGGTAGACGGCGAAGGCCCAACCGTCCAGCGTTTCGGCCGTGTCTGCGGCCTCGTGCCAGTTATGTTGTTCTGGCTGGTCATCGTAAAAAAAGGCCGTGTCTTCATCTATCTTTTCACCTAGCATCCGGCCGCTGATTTCATCAATGATGTATGTGACTCCTTTCTTTGCGTCCGGCTCCTCATCGCCAAACAAATCGGCATTGGCTTGCCGGTAATCATACCCGGCCGGTAATGGTTCAGCATCATGGCTACGGACAAATTCGCCCGGTGTCCAGTCAGGGCCACCCTTGACAAACTCGCCCGTAATCATCCGCTCCCGCGCTTCTTTCAGGATAGGGACAAGGTGGCGAATAAGGTCACGTTCCGCCCGTTCGGTTGCCGTCCAGATATGCGGCCGTCCCGCTTTGGCATAGTCGTTTTGCCCAGCCGTGCCAATGCCCTCGGCCGCGACTTCCTCTTTGGCCTCTTTCAGGGATAGAGTAATGCCAAACTCTCGTGCCTTCCGCATCAGGTCAAAAACAGCCTTTCCGAGTGCAGCCCGGCAATAGGCGGCGGCAATGCCATCAGGGATATTGTATTTCTTGCGCTCCTCTGGCGACATCGGACGCGGCCGTTCGGCCCACAAGAGGCCGCCTACCTTTTCGACTTCACCCCGCAAAAAGCCGATGCCCAATTGAATGGCAATCTTACCCTTGTTGTCCTTCCAGGCGTGAATACCATTTGTGCCGGGTAGCGGATTGGCTCCGGTGGTCAAGGCCAGCATCGCTACCGAGCGCATTGCATCTACCCCCACCTCGCGCGCGGCCGGGTGAAGCGACATCAAGCGGTCTGCCAAAGCCGTCACTTGGGGATAGTTGACGGCCGTACCTGGCAAAATACCATCCTCAACAATTACTAAACTTTTGTCCTGACCGTTGTCATTCATTTTCTTTTGGTTCTCCTTAAAAATCAAAACGGGATACATTCATCATGCTCGCGCTCGCCCAGCGGTTTGCCACATACAGCGCAAAGACACGTACATTCCCCTGAAACTCGGTAGAAATGGACGGGGCAGGGGACGGTCGTTTGTTTCACTCCCTGATAGCGATTGTACGGCGAATTAACGGCCGTTCGCTCCGTCCGCTCCTCTACCGCTTTGATACGCTCCCTAATCGCAATATCTAGTCGCTGGGCTAGTGCCGTCCATTTCCGGTAATTCCGGGCATATCTGTCATTACCAACGGCAATACCGAATGTTCCTAGCGGCCGATATTCGCGGCAATGCTCGGCCCGCTCATTGGCCCTTTTGTACATATCGTATAGTTCAGATAGGGTGTAATTCATTCGTTCTCCTCCTGATTATTCGTTCGCTCCATCCGCCTATTTGCCAGCCCTCAACGCCAATTCCTTCACCCGCACGGCCGTATTATCATGGTAGGGGATACCGGCCGTGTTGAGGATGGTGGCAATCTCGTCAAGCTGCTGTTTCATAGCCATCACGCCATCGGCCGCTATCTCCATAAAAACTTCGTTGTTATCATCGGCAATCCGAGCCTTACGGGTATACCGACCCTTGTGATCAACAAACCAGTATTTCATTCATCCTCCTCTTGTTGAAAATCAGTCCAGTTCCAATACATTTCAGTAATGGTGTCTTCATCCTCAAGCCCCAAAACATCACAAAGCAGATTGATGGCTTTTCGCCGATTCGCGGCCCGGTGTCTTAGTCCGCTCCCGCTGGCCGATGTCCGCTCATTATCTTCGAAGAGCATCAATGCCTCTAATACCTTGCCTCTTGTTTGTTCGTCCATTACTATCTCGCTCTCCTCATTCGTTCCAACACTCCCGGCCGTGCATCACATACGGCCGCATCAATCTCCATCGTTCGTGCCGCATCCGCAACGGCCGCTTGTAGCAAACCCCAGGCTGCCCGTGCATCCTCAACGAGATCATTGTACCAGGGCTTGCCAATAGCGTTATCGGCCGTGTCCTGAGCAGCGCACCAGGAAAGATATAGCTCGTGTCGTTGTCCGGTGGTGGTCATTGTATCCTTTCTACGCCTCTGTACTCTGCGTTGCCCCACAGGGACAATTCCACAGGTTCAGCACCCGCTTACCGAATGTCTGCGTACCGATAAAATAATGCCAGGTCGTTAGCTGGCAAACTTGACAATAAAGACTCATTTTCGTTCATATCTCCTGAATAAAACTTACCGACTCGCTAACTTAATCGCGTCTGCCCACACCGGCCGTAACTTGATAATCTCTGCGGCCATAACCCGGAAGGGCTTCAGGTCGCGGCCGGTGCAATTGGCAATATGGCCACCTATCATTTCGGCCGTTACGCCGTGATTGAGGTAGGCGGCTACAGAACTAATGAACTCGCCCACTTCACGGTCGCCTCGGTTGCTGTTGCACAGATGACAGGCCGTGATCAGATTGGCGGGCTTGTTATTGCCACCGGCCGAACGGGGTGTCAGGTGGTCTAGCGTCAATTTCGCGCCGTCCTCTATGGTGTTGCCACAGTAGGCGCAGGCCATACCGTCGCGTAGGTAGATGGCTAATCTGGCGTTTCGAGTAATCCACTTCGACCCGTTCTTGTTCATAATTAGTAGTATAAACTACTTTATAGCAGATGTCAAGCAATTGCTATAAACTGTTTGACAAGGGATTGAAAAGGTGCTAATCTATTGGCATGGATGAATTAACCATTGAACAAACAAAGGAAATCTTGGGGTGGTCTTACCCTACCGCCTTGTATTTTGCCAAGATGCACGGCCGAAAAGACGGCCTCAAGTGGGTTGTGCCGGTTGCGGCCGTAGACGGCGTGATAGCTGAACGCCAGCGCGAGGTAGTCGAAGCGGTGGAACGGATGCGCCACTATTGTCCTGAGTATAACCTGGTCGTTTACAATGTGACACGGCCGGAATGCCTACCGGAGACCGCTAATGCCTCATAGGATCAGCCCCGCCAATCGAGAGCGACAAACGATTATGCGGCTTATGCGAGATTTTGCCGGTTTGTCTCTCGGTGAAATTGGTAGCAAATTTGGTGGTTTGTCCCGCGAACGCGTGCGGCAGATAATCGGCAATACTGGAAATATCCCGCTATCCTCTCGTACCGACAAAGTGGAGCGTATCCGCTCCTCCGATTATATCCAGACAAATCATGATGTGGCCGATACGCTGGGTATATCCGTATCAACGGTAGGCAAATATCGCGTAGGATTACCAAAGCGGATTGCCAATGATAAATCAGCGGGGCGAATAGGCCAGGTGTGGGAGGAGTGGGCAGTGGGTATCCTGTCAGATATGGGCATGAAATGTGAGGTCATGCCCCCTAAAAACAGTGGCTATGATTTGATTGTTAATGGTTGGAGGGTGGACGTTAAGGCTTGTCTAACCCCAAAAAAGTCACCGAGTATTATGGATAAGGTAATAAATCCAGCTTATAGATTTGGGGTAAACAAACCAATTGGAGAGGCGCGGGGAGACTTCTATCTGTTCATCATAGCTGACACCAAAGAAGTTTTTGTTGTTCCCCATGATGTCGTCCCCCCTGGAACGGAGCAGGTCGTTTTCTGCTGGCCTACCGCCCGGCCGTCTATAGGTAAATATCAAAAGTTTCACAACCGATTTGACCTATTGGAGATAGATAACCAATGACCCTCCCGGCCGTCTGCATTGCTGGCATAATCGCGCTGGTAGCGGTGACGGCCATGTTCGTGGTGGATAAGATGACACGGGAGCGTGGGTTATGACCCTCTGGACGGCCGTCCTCATTATCCTAGCCGTTCTATACGCAGTGTCATTTGTGTTGTTTATTTGGAGCGTGAAACGAAATGGAAGCAAGCGATAATCTACGATACCTCATTACCTGGCCTAGTCGCATCAAGCCCGGCCGTCGTGAATCAGACGGTATTCCGCGCAATGCGGCCGTGACCGAGCATCTGATGGCACGGCTTAACGCCAACTGGCCGGGTATTGATTACCGGGTAGAGTTGGCAAAGGAAAGGAGAGTGACACCGTGACGATGTTTAGAGATATTAACATGCTGAACACCGACGACGACGCAATGCCCCTAACCGTTGCAGAGTACGATTCTCTGCTTTACGGGTTTGACGCGGTGGTTGATCGTGCATGGTGGGAGCTTGAACACCCGGCCGAAGAAGAATCTGACAGTCCGACATGGCTGCGCTATCGAAGGAAAGCGACAGACACCAGGCAGATAAGGTGATTCGTTTATTGAGAGCAGAAAGGGAAATAGAATGAACGAACCGAGCGAGAGAACGGATAAACCATTGTGGAGTGATGCGCCTGGTTGGGCGCGGTGGTTGGCTATGGATGCAAACGGCCGTTGGTATTGGTATCTAAAAAAGCCAAAGGCAGCGCTTGCCGTCTGGACGGACGGCGACAACGGCCGCGCCATATACGCGGGTAGGTCTGTAAACTGGCGCGAGACACTAGAGAAACGGCAACAATGAGCGACCAACTAATCACTACCCTATTCTGTGCCGTCCCTATCCTACTACTCGTTATCCTGGTCGTTACGGCCGTTGTTCGTCCTCAATGGTGGGTACGCACGGCCGGTGCGCCCATGCCGAAACGGTTGGGGAGGGGTAGGCGGAAATGAACAAACCAACCGGCCGATACAAATGTATGGCCTGCGGCGCTGAATGTGATGGGAGCGAGTTGTACTTTGACCCGTCAACTATTGGCGCTAGGTGGACGTGCAGTGATGTTTTTTGCAGGGCGAATGTACGGAAGGTAGCGGACGCGCAACCAGAGCAGGAGCCAAAACAAGATACGGCCGGGGCAACCGGATCGTGGAACTGGAATCAGCTAGGCTTGCCGAAGAAGTCAAAGAAGGAACAGTACGGGATTAAGGAGAAAAAACGGCGTGACTAAACAATCCCGTGACATGCACTTGCTAAACCTACTCGATCCCGCCCTCGCCCAAAAGTGGGCAGACCGCTATGCCTCTCGTATGACGGCCGCCGATAGGGTAGAGCGCAATGAGGTTGAAACGGCCGGTCTCCCCAAGTCTCCCATCACAGACAGGGAACGGGCAGCAATTGAGGCGTTGTATTCGTGCCGCATGTTGCCCGGTAGTTACGAAAAGCGGTTCAGCCGGGACATGGCGGCCGTTGCCCAGAGCGATACGGCCGAAATGACAGACGGGCAACGGCGATATTTGTGGAGGCTGGTTTATCGCTTTCGCCGTCAGATTGGCGAGGGTAGCGAGTTAGTTCAGGAGGCAAGAAAAAACAGTGGACAATGAATTTGAGCTGCTCAAAGTCGAAGATGTAACCGAGATAGACGCTGGCGGCCATCGGCTTACGGTTGTGACATTAACAGACGAAAACAGGCCGGCAATGGTTAGGCTGGCACTGTCCATGTATCTGGGCGAGAAGTGTAAATACTGCTTACGCCAATACACAACCCTGGAAGATTTAGAGAACACCGTTTGGGCCGGCTATCACGAACACGGCCGGCTGGCTTGTCAATCATGCTGGCGGGAGAACAACCCACAATGAAACGAGGCTTAATGACCGGCCGTTCCACCGCCCGCCTATGCCCCATCTGTCAACGGCCGCTACTGCTCATTACGCTGTCAACGGGCAAGGTGATGTACGTTTGCCCGGCGGTCGATAGACACGGAAAGGTGAAGGCGTGAAACAGGTCAACAATCCCAAACGGTTTACGCTGAACCAATTGGGCGGCGAGGTATGCGCCTACTGCGGTAAGTGGGCAGATACCAGGGATCATGTTATCCCGCGATCTAGGTCATACCTACTAAAGAATAGCAGGGGGCTAAGGTCATTAGACCCCGGTACAATTCATCGTATTCTTTCTAGCAAGTCTAATCTAGTGCCGTGTTGCCAGCCATGCAATCTTGAAAAGGGCAATATGCCGCCGGCCGAATGGTTCACCTTGCATCCTGAGTATGTAGCCCGTTTTATGGTGGCCGGGCGGTATTTATCTAATGGCGTGAAAGAGGCAACGGGTTTGTGGAAAGTGGTAGAAGCGTGAACGAACGCGACACGGCCGTCCTCTCTGCCATATCCGCGCTATCTCAGGCGCACAATCTAAGCCTGCAATACGCACATTGGGATAGGTTGCGGGTTAGCAACCCTAGCGGAACGGCCGTCCTTGATACGGCCGTTATTGTGCGTGGCGAAGGTATTTTCTGGATTGAATCGCGCAAAGTACCGGGGCTAGTGTTTTTGTTCCGGCCGTTGCGGGTATTGGAAGCGTTGAGGAGATTGGATAAAGGAACACAAAATGGACAAAAGTAAACCTACTCATTGTTACGTTGGATACAAGCCCTGTGGTTGCGCGGTTCAGGCGACAAGCTACCGCCATAGCGATAGGATGTGGGTGGCAACGCAAGTTAAGGACATGATCAAGGCGGGTTTTCTCGTGCAGCTTCATACCTGGGATGAATATGTGCAGCTTTCCCCAATGTCACCCGACAAGGTTTGTACGCATGGGCAGATTGTCGCGGGCGATACTATGCAAGGCGTTTTGTTTGGACAGGCCAATCAATGACCACCACCGATCCGCGCAACACCGCACAATCGGCCGGTGAGTTGGTTGACGAAAGCGGGCAATTGTGTATAATTTAATTGTCGGTTGCCAGCCGACTTTATGCACCTTAAATTGAGCGAAAGGGTAAACTAAGGAAACACCTGTATTTAGTTCAGGCGGTTCGTTAGCGGTTGCTATTACCCTGGCAAGTAATAGAAAAACCCCTTTCGCTCACCGCCCGGCCGCTTGAACTAAGCCCAGGTGTTTTTTTATTCTCTCAATGGGGTGACACATGGATACAAACGACATTAGAAGTCGCGTTGAACAACTGGCCCAGGAATTAGGGCTAATTGACTGGCGCGAGTGGTTGGAAGAGTGGGGAGAGGAGGCGGTGTTTTCGGGGGTTGTGGGGCTGGACTGGAATAGTTTGCCGTTTGGTTCGGTGGGGGATTAGCGAATGAAAGTCAACTGTGGTTTTTGTGGAAAGCAATTCAACGTCGGCCCATCGAGGGTAAAACATGGTAACGGCCGTTATTGCGGAAGGGAATGTGCCGGCCGTGCCAGAATGGTGGATATAAGTACCCGCTTTGAAGCATCCATTGACAAGGACGGCCCATACTCAGAGTATGCCAATTCAAATTGTTGGAACTGGACAGGAACTAAGGACAAAAACGGCTATGGATCAATCTCTGTCGGGGGGAAGAAGGGGCAGCTAACCCACAGAGTATCGTGGCAATTGTACAGGGGGGAAATACCAGAAAAGACGGCCGGGCAAAAGACTTGTGTCCTCCATAAGTGTGACAATCCTTCATGCGTTAATCCAGATCATCTATTCTTGGGTAGCCAGCTAGATAATATCGCAGACAGGGATAATAAGAACAGGCACAGGGCATTAAGGGGGGAGGATAATGGATTTTCTAAACTAGACAGTGGTCAAGTTGAAGAAATCAGAAGGCTATATAGCACCAAAGAATTTAGCCAGAGTTCCCTAGCAAGGCGATTCGGCGTAGCTCAAAATACCATCTCAGGAATAGTTAGGGGTATTGCCTGGAAAACCGACAATCTGAATTATGAAAAGCGTGACTATTGTGGAGAGAATCACGTAGGGGCAAAACTAACCTGGGACAAGGTCAGGCAAATAAGGGGGCTACACAGCACGGGAAGATACACGCAAGAATACTTAGGGGAGATGTTTGGGGTGTCGCGGCGCAACATCTCCAAAGTAGTTGCTCATCAAACATGGGTTGAGTAATGGAAGCAACAAAAGCTGATTACACAATCATTAGTGATGGGGCATGTTCTGGTAATCCCGGCCCCATGAGCGGAAGCTATCAGATAGAAACTAGGACAGGAAATAGGCGAATAGAAAGATGTCATTTCGGCCGGGGTACAAATAATGTTGCACAGTACATGACTATGATAGTTGCTTTGGGTGACATCATAGCCAAGTGTCAACATGCGGGGTTAAGCCCGGCCGCTTTTACCATTCAATGCCTAACCGATAGCCAGCTTGTCGTTAAACAGGTCAATGGCGAATGGGGCTGTAGGGATGAAGCACTTTCTGAACTGCACGGCCGGACGGTCGAACACCTAAAGATGTTTAAGCAGTGGTCGGTGAAGTGGCAACCCAGAGAGCAGATTGTTAAGGTGTTGGGACACTAGGGGATACTATGGCCGCCGGTTATTGGATCAAACTCTACCAAGATATTCTTAAAGACCCCAAAATGGGAAGGTTGCCCGATAGTGCCTGGCGGCGGTGTATTGAGTTATTCCTGATGGCGGGAGAGCAGGATTGTAGGGATGGTTGCTTGCCGCCAGTAGAGGATATGGCCTGGGAGCTTCATATCAGCCAAGAGCAATTGACGGCGGATATAACCATACTGGAAAGGGCAGGGATTCTAATGTGCCAGAGCGGGCAATGGTTGGTAAAAAACTTCTCCAAAAGACAGGCGGCCGTTCCCGTTGCCGAGCGGGTGAAACGTCATAGAGAGCGGGCGGTAACGCAACCCGCGCCAGAAGGAAACGAACAAGAAACGATAGTGGAACAGGCTGGTAACGAGTCTGTAACGAAAGGTTACACAGATATAGATATAGATAAAGATAAAGAAACAGATAAGAGTGTCCCTAACGGGACAGGCAAAAACGGGAAGCGCGGGGAAAATGGAAAGGGGCCAAAAGATGCGGACAGGAATAAGCCCTATGGCCTCTATCTGGAACTTGAACAATTGCAAAACGGAATCAATCAGGGGCAAACATTGGCTGATGCTAAAAAGCTATTTGACCGGGGTCATACGGCCGATGAAATTTTAGCTTGTGCCTCATGGCTATTGACCGATCCCTGGATGGAAAATAATCACATTGCCCTAAATAGCGGCATGATTGTCAGAAAAATAACTGGGTGGAAAAAATCAGGGATGCCATCAGTATGGCAAGTGGGAACTAGCAACGGTCAACCCCCGGCCGAACCAAAGAGTTTTGCCGCCATCAGACAGGCATTAGGAGATAACTAATGAGCAATTATACTGAACAGGATCAAGCCATTATCAAGGTGTTGGCCTTTTTGGGGGCTTTGTACCCTAAGTTTGAACTAACCCAACCGACTATCAAGGCATACTTGACCATCCTAAGAGACATACCGCTTGAGTTGCTAGAAAAGGCTGCGCTAGACCTGGGAAGTAGAGCGACATTTTTCCCATCGGCGGCCGAACTGAGACAAGCTGCCTTTGACCTGCAAGACGGCGCGAATGGCGTTCCATCGGCCGGTGAAGCCTGGGGGCAGGTGTGCGCCGTTTGGCGTGGTCGAAACAAAGAGGAGTTACCGGCAATTATCCATCGTGCAGTAGAGGCAATGGGGGGCTGGCGGCAGTTGGGATTATCTGAGAATCAGATGGCAGACCGGGCGCATTTCCTCAAGGTTTATGAAGTTTTATTGGAGCGGCAACGTTCGGATATGCGTATGTTGCCGCAGGTACAAAACTATGTAGCTCAGTTAGCGGCGGGGAATAGTGCGGCCAGAGTGATGGCGGGGATCAATAGCGTAACTGAAAAGCTGGCCGTGCCAGTAAAACACATTAACCAAAATGATGAAGCAACGCATGATTAGTCACCAGACGGGACGGCCGGACGTGGCAATGATGGCAACCGAACACGGTGACAACGCGAGGCGGCTGTATGTGGCCGATAGTGATATTGCGCTACAGGTTGCGACGGATAAGGTGAGGGGATGAAACTAACCGCCATACCTATCCCGATTAAATACGCCAATGAGGTCGTAGACAAACACCACCGGCACAACGGCCGGGTAACGGGTGCATTGTTCGCTATTGGCGCATTGTCGGGCAACGTACTGCAAGCGGTGGTTATCGTTGGCCGTCCTATCGCCCGCGCACTGGACAATGGCTATACGGCCGAGGTATTGAGACTGTGCGCCCTGCCTGATGCCCAGAAGGGTGTTAATTCGTTTCTGTACGGCGCGTCATGGCGGGCCTGGAAAGCAATGGGCGGCCGTAAAATGATTACCTACACGCTCAAAACGGAGTCGGGCGCATCGTTGCGCGGCGCAGGCTGGAAACAGTATGACGCTTCACGGCCGCAACAGTGGAACGGGACGAGGAAACGAGAGGAGCTAGATATTTACGAGGTTGAAAAGTACCGATGGGAAATAGAGAGCGGTGAAGGTATCCCGGCCGTGCATCCGAAAAACTATCGGCTTTATGGACTGGAAACGAATCAGTTGGAATTAGAGAGATTGTTGTTTGATTGACAGGAGAAAATGATGGCTAAGTTCAAATTCAACGAAACGGTACGGGTGACAGCGGAAAGGGGAACGTTTACCGCTAAAGTAATTACACCGCCAGTAGGGGCGAGTAAAATCTATACGGTGATGTTGCCGGGCGGCCGGGCGTTTGAGGCGAGTGAGGATAGTTTGAGCAAGGTTCAGGAGGAAATGAGCAATGTTTAATCGAATGGCAACCAGAATCGGGAATTGGTACAGGCTGGCAATCGGCCGTCACTATTCGCGGTGTGTTGGTTGCGGCCGTATTCGCCGTATTCGCAATTTGTATTTTGGCAATCATGGGCAATGCCCGCCGTTTTGATAGGAGTAGGAAATGGATGAAATAGCCGAGAGAGAATTTACCGTTACTGAGTCAACCGTCATGGCGATTATTGCGGCCGCATCGGACTATCATATAGCGAATCATCGTAACGCGGATTTTGAGGTATGCGACAATCCCGTTTGCGAAGCTGCCTACCAGCTAGAGAGGGAAACGGCCGTTTATGATGATTGGAGTAGGGAACAATGAGAACAGACGAGGCTCCACACCTGACTATTTTTAGAACGGCCGTAACGGGTGACGATAAGTCGCCGCAGGAAAGGATTTACAAAGCGATTGAGGCACGCGGCTATGTAGGTGACTGGACACGGGATGAACTAATCGGCCGTCACTTGCTCAAACTCATAGAGGAGATGGGCGAAACGGCCGCAACAATCGCTGTCCCCGGTGCTGACATTTTTTGGCCCTGGAAGAAACTAAGTCTGGCGGCCGAACGCAGCAGGGTTCTGTTTGATCACGGCGACAAGCGCACATGGGAAGGTATCGAGATTGACATGGACGCGCTCAAAAGGGAAATGGCTGATTGCGCCGTTGTACTGTTCTCGCTGGCGCAGGTTGTCGGTATTGATTTAGTAGCGGTAGCGATGGAGAAGGCAACGGCCGATGTTTCCAGAGGAGTAAGGAGGCAATGAACCACAATCCCACCTGCGTCATGTGCAACAGTCCCGCTACCACAACGGCCGCTCAAATCCCTGTCTGTAACGCGCATTGGCTGGAATACGAGCAAGAGGTGAAGTTGGGCAGACACTATCGGCCGTTTTGGATTGGGTTGCGACGGGCGCATATCAATCAACGGGCCAGACAGCGGTACACGGATATGGAAGCGTTGTTATCGCGGGTTGCAGAGTTGGAAGCGGAGAATGAGCGGCTTAGACGAGCACAATCACTGGTAAATTCTGGTGGTGGCAAATGAATGCCTGCACCTACTGCACCAATCCCGCCCATATCTCGTACACGTTCAGGCACACGCCGGTACTCGTTTGCTGGTCGTGCCTGCGGCAGATAATGAACAACGGCCGTATCTTGCCGCGACGGTTGGAGACATGGGGTAAGCGTGACGAGGCTGGCTACTGGTATGTTGCCAACAGTAAAACGGACGTATACCACCTAGTCTTTCCGGCCGTAGGGTCAAGCGGCGCGTATGACTATAGCTGCCACTCCCTAATGAGTTATGACGCGATTGGCTATCCTAAGCCGCCGGAAGGGAAGCGGCCGTGCTTGAAGTGCGCTCGGCAAGTGGAGTTGAGACTATGAAAAACAAATATAGTGTGATTTTGGCCGATCCGCCCTGGCAATATGACAATGCTGGGAGCAGGGGCGCGGCCGAACTGATATACCCGACTATGTCAATCAAAGAACTTTGCGCCCTTCCGGTCGCGGGCATGGCCCAGGATAATGCCGTTTTGCTTCTATGGACAACATGGTCGCAAATGACAGAGGCCATGCAGTTGATCTCCGCATGGGGCTTTAAGTATGTGACGGGCTTTCCCTGGATTAAGGTTACGGATGTATCGCCTAATCTATGGGGGCAAATCGAGGTAAGCGTACCGTATGGCATCGGATTTTGGGCGCGTGGAGCAAGTGAGCCATTGCTCATTGCACGGCGGGGCAAGGTGAAGGCCCCGCCCAACGGCTTTATTGGCTTGCTATCTCCCAACCTTTACCACAGTCGCAAGCCCGAAAGCATTTACCATTATGCAGAGACGCTATCTGGCCCGTACCTTGAATTGTTCGCCCGGCGCACACGGCCGGGATGGGATTCGTGGGGGAATCAGATAGAAAGTACGCCCGATGTGCGGCGCGTCCTGTCCGGTGAAGATACGGCCGTGTTGCGGGCGGAGTTGTTGGCGCAGGGGGTGAGGGAGTGAAACTACGCGCCCCTATTCCCTACTACGGTGGAAAGTCAAGCGTTGCGCCCGCCATCTGGCAACGCTTTGGCGATCCGATGAACCTAGTTGATCCGTTCATGGGCAGCTTGGCTACACTGTGGCAACGACCGTATTGGAGCGTAGAGGACGGCCGCTTTACCGTTGGCAATCCCTACCGTATTGAAACGGTAAACGATGCTTTTGCCTTTATCGCCAATCTGTTCAGGGCAATCAAACACGATCCCGATGGCGTGGCCCACTATGCCGATAATCCCGTCAACCATGCCGATTTATCCGCCCGCCATGCTTGGCTTGTCGGTTATGTACCTGAACCAAAAGAGTTACCGGCCGAAATCAACACACCAGAACTAGAAGCGGCCTACCGTTTGGGCTGGCGCAATTCCTACAACCCGGATAGCCCGTATGGTTTTATCGAGCGGGTGAGGAGCGATCCTGATTACTACGATGTAAAGCGGGCAGGATGGTACGCATGGGGACAGAGCTGCTGGATCGGGTCGGGTTTTTGCGAGATTAAAGAGACGGCAAGCCGGGTCTCTTTACAGAGACCCCACTTGGGAGACGCCGGCATGGGCATCAACCGGCCGTCACAACAGATACCGGAGATGGCAGGGCGGCGCGGAGTCCTCCGCGCCGCCCTGAATATGCCATCCCGACAAGTGCCGCGATTGAGTGGGGTGCAGGGCGATTAATTCCCTGCACCCCAGGAGCAACGGCCGCACCTACGGCCGCATCAGGGGATACAGGCACAACGAAAACCAATCAACCAGCGGGTAGATTTGCCGCAGCACAGCGGCGAACAGGGTATCTTGAAACGGCCCCCAACCGAACGTCAAGACTTGTACGCCTATATGCGGGCATTATCCGATAGGTTGCGCTATGTACGGGTTGTTTGCGGTGATTGGACTCAAGTTACAGGCCCCTCAGTTACGTACCTGACGGGAAAAACGGCCGTGCTATTAGATCCTCCCTATAATGCCGATGCTTCCCGACAGGGGGGATTGTACGCCCATGATGATTTATCGGTGTCTACGGCCGTGCGCGAGTGGGCATTGGCGAATGGCGACAACCCTCTGATGTTGATTGCCCTTTGCGGCTACGAGAGAGAACACGGCCGCTTTATGCCTGACACCTGGGAATGTTATCGCTGGAAAACAAACGGGGGCTATGGTAATCAAAGGAAAAGTGGTAAAAACGGCAATAATGAACAGGAGTGTATTTGGTTCAGTCCGCATTGCATTAGGCCGGACGCGCCCTATCAGTTATCACTATTGGAGACACCACGAAATTACTAGCCAGCTTTATTTTTCTGGGCACGGCCGTCGCGCTATTCAGCCTCTACAAACTCTACCGGGCCGCCCGCTACCCGCCGCCGCGCGTGGTGGTTCACGACCGCCTACACACCAATGGCGCATATTGTCGGCAAGCGGCAGAGGGACACGGCCGTAGACCTGCCCCACAACCGGGCTATTTGGGCGCGCAAGGGCTTTGGGGGATAGATGCGGCATAGGAAGGCGTAACAATCGGCACAAGGGGCTAAATAGACGCAAGAACGGCCGGGCTACGTGGGATAGTCCGGCCGTTTCATTTTGGTGAAAGTGACTAGATTTATTTTACCGTTTGCTATTCCTTCGCCCGCCATTCCTCTAAATCGAAGGAATCAATATCCTCCCCGTCTTCGTCATACCAATCAAGCCATTCGCCCCCCTGCTCGTCGTAGTATTGCAGGCCGCCCGCATTAGAGAAGTCGGGCTTGACGTTATGCTCAAGCTGAAACAAATCATAACGCGCCAGAGTGTCAAGCAGTAGTTTGCCCTCTACCAATGTCTGTACGTCCTGGTAAAATGATACCATCGGTACTTGTGGAATCCACCATACTCTAAGATTCATCGTTCGTATCTCCTTTTGAATCAATGCGGCCGTTTGCCGCCTATGGCCTTAAATCCTTCTCGATAATAGCCCCTTCTGGTACTTCGTAGACAGTTCGGCTCATCCACATACCCCGGCCGTATTGATTATCGAAATAAGCGAAGTCTTCTACCTTGCAAACATCTGCGGCAATCTCATAACCAAACCTTTCCAGTACCATAACGAGTATTCCCTGGAAGTTCGGCCGTGTTGAGCCACAATACACCCGCTTCCCCTTTTCCTTCACCTCGCTTGGTTCATAAAACTTGGTCATTTTATCTCCTGTCTATAATTCAACATCGGGCACAGCACTGGCCGCGTCCATCTCTACGCTTCTCCACCAGCCAGACTTTACCGCTTTTACGACTTGTAAAAAACTCATTTGCTTGTTGCGGCCGTTTTCATCCTGAACCACGACGGATACATTCGGAAGAAGGCTTCCATCCTCCACCGTCACAATCACCCTCTCGACAATGCGAAAGAAATGATCGCCCGATGGGTCTTGCCCTACAAACTTCATGCCCGGTGTGATTTCCATTGCTGTTTCTCCTAGATACCTAAATTGTCGTAATAGCCAGTCTCATCTTCTTGCTCCTGTTCGTACCAGAATCTTGCTATTTCTCCTGTCCGTCAATGGCATCACGGCCGGCCAGTGTAATCGTGTACTCATGCAAAAAGTTGTCTGTTTGCTTCCCCTCGATTAACATGGCATCCCGTAGCTTGTCGAAGGTTGCCCGGTGTATCCGTACCATGTCCAGGCTTGCCCGGCCGTTACCCCAGGAAACGTAATCAAGAGTATGCCCCTGTGCCATCTTTTCCAGTACTGCCCGTTGCACTTTACTGAGTGTCATTAGTATCCACTCCTTGCGTATCGCCGGCACAACTCGCGGCCCCATGAACCTTGCCAGTCTGTCCTACGGCCGAACTTCCGATGCAAGACACTCATTTCCCTTAAGTTATCGGCGCAAAGATTGTCCCAAATATCATGCCATACCACGTCAAAACGTGCGCCCTTTGGTATTTTCCAATCAAATGCATCTCCTTCGACAACTGTCAGGCGATCATAGCCAAACCGTTCGTAATAGTGCCAAGCAACCAGCTTGATAACATCGGGCGACTTTTCAACTACCGTTACATGCCGAACCTCTGGCTTATTGAGTGCTGCCTGTAGGACAACGCCCAATCCCAACCCATTAATCAATACGCTTCCTCTTGCCCGGCGTATGGGTTCAAGATGATCTCTAATTTCATCGGGCGTATCACTCATAATAACCTGTCCCCGGCGCATCAGGCGGGTATATGTCCCTTCTGGCACGCGACGGCCGCTGAACATAGCGCGGATACGTTCGATTTCAGCATCGCGCCCGGTAACGGTAAACCGCTCTACCTTCCAGTTGCCCGATTGTCCTTCTGGCACGCTTACCTGATAGTTATTTATCGCCATCGTTACCCTCCTTCACTCCCTTCTCTCGTTCGGCCCTCGTAGCCATATCCACTCTGCTGCGAATGTAATCAGATGCGCTCATACCGGCCGCTTCTGCCCGTGCGTAGAGCCGCTCCCGTTCCTGGGGTGTTGCCTTGAAACGGATGAACAGGAAGCGAACGGCCGGGGGTGATTCGGTGGTGTCTGTGGGCATTAGGATATTTCCTTTACCGTGTCAACTACAATGTAGCCAACCGTATCGCCATAAGCTGCCTGAACCAATGCACCCAGGTTTATCAACTCCTGATAGAGCGCAACGGCCGCCTGCGCCGTCGCAAGGTCCCGACCGGTACTCGACCAACTGACCTCGGTAGATAGTTCTCCCTGAATGAATTTCCGACCGTCACTGGTTTCGTGGGATGTCCAACTCATGTTGCAATTAACCCGAAGTGTTGCACCTACTCCCCAGGCCCGCTCAACCTCGATATATAGTGAACCAAAACCCGGCTCATTACGGCTGTTTTCCAATGATTTAATAAGTTGATTTTGGTTTTGTCCCTTTGGCAAATAGTCGAGAATGAGGTTGTGTACCTCATTCCAAACCTCTTTGTATTCCCGATACCGAACTTTGCGGCCGTTGATTACTACTGTTTTCGTTTCCACGATCCTGTCTCCTGATACCCGCGAGATTTTTAATTGAGTGCGGGTGATTTTTAGGCAGTTTTAGTCAGGTCTGCCAACTGGATTAGATGCTACTTGATTCGCTTGACCCAGGTCTTTTGTTCCTTGTCCCATCGGTACTCATGTTCCCACATGCGGTAGTTTGATTCACCTTCAGCAAACTTGTAAACAAACTCCTGGGCCGTAATTTCATGCGAGAACTTTTCTGCTACATATCTCCTATTCAATTCCTGATAATCGCGCCGGTCACTGTTTCTTAGCAGGAATGATAGTGCCTTCAAGTCTTGCTCGTACCAGTACGGTTCGGTACGAATAGTGATGAGATGAAAGCGGCCGTGTGTTCCCCCTTTATTTAGGCGAAACAAGTATTTGTCGGGGCCAACGCCGCCCTGATTCATTGTGCAGACACCGCCCTGAAATAGCATTGATTCTCCCTCCCGGCTTTTGTCCAGAACCGGGCAACTGGATTAGGATTACTCAACTATGATATAGCCCAGGATGTAATTGCCGTCTACCGTGTACTGCTTGCCCTTGTAGGTTGCAAGTAGGGTCATGGTGCTTTCGTCAAGGGTGGTCATAAGTGATTTACGGCCGATTACCCGTAATGTCCCGTCTGAGTTGCGCTTGCAGATGCTGATTTGTTCTTTCATGTGCTTTCTCCTGATTGTGCTGACTCTCTGCTCTGCTTCCACCGCCAGAGTTGCAACTGGCTACTAGCATTAGAGAGGGGACTAAGCCCCTAACTTTACTGCGAAGTTGTGCTGTCTCTTTTCAAATGTTCCACTGTACCATCCTGTTTCGGCACTGTAGCTAATTTCGGCCTTCGGGTGGCCGTAGGTAGCAGGCCCATAAGACTCAACGCTGCTTACGTAAACCTGGCCGCGCTCCTCATCTATCCAACTGCCGCCCTCGCTAACGGTATAGCCGCTATCGGTCATTTTTTGCTTGGCTTGATTGAAGATATTTTGTACGGTACTCATTTTGCTGTCTCCTGTCTGTCTCTGAATCTATAGAAATTATAGCACAGTCACGTAGCTACGTCAATAGGGAATATCCACTTTGTTGACGAGAAAAGAGCAAGGTCTTACAATCGCCTCATGAAACAACGTAGACAAAAACGGACGATTGGCTTGCCGGTAGATGATTGGCGTGAATTGGAGCGGGTAGCCGATAGGGTGGGGGCAACGGCCAAAACGGGGGACACGGCCGGTGAGCCTTCCATTAGTGCGTTATTACGATTGATTGCCGCTGGTGAATTGGTTGTCAAGCGTAGGGTAGGACGGCCGCGAAAATAGGGGGATTGTCATAATCGGTCAACATGTTTATACTGTACGTTTAATGACCCTCTGCACGTACATTCCCCTATTCGCTTGTTATCTGACTGCGCCGGTGATGGATGGCTTTAGTAGCCAATATGCGGCCGGGATCATGCCCGCTACGGTTGCCGCTCATCAGTCCTGGGGCCACTTACCGTTAGACCTATCTCAATATACGGTGTTTGGGGCAACGGCCGTATGTGCCGATATGGGGCGTGAATTCCTGGTAAACTATACGGGCGAATGGGAGCGGGGGATAGTCTCTGACTGTTCAAACATCCTGGCGACAAAGGAATGGTTTGCCGATAATCAAATCTTACTTGAGGTTGACTTTGAAACGGCCGAACGATGGGGTATTACCGGCCGGGGCGGGATTGCCGTGCAGATGGCTTATATTCAGCAGGAGATAGTACCGGGTAGTATGGGTTGTGTGGCGATATGAAGGTTTTCTTTGATACGGAATTTACCGGGCTACACCAGAATACAACCCTAATTAGTATCGGACTTGTGGCAGAGAACGGCCGCTCATTTTATGCGGAGTTCAATGACTACGACGAGTCACAAGTAGATGATTGGATACGGGAAAACGTGATAGCCAACTTGGTTTTCCCGAACGATGCCACAAGTGGATATAGACAGGATGGAAAACACGTTTCGGTTAAAAACGACCAAACCACCATTGCCTATTATCTTTCGGAGTGGCTAAGGGCCGTAGCGATTGATGGGGGATGTGAAATGTGGAGTGATTGCCTAGCCTATGACTGGGTGTTGTTTTGCCAGTTGTGGCGTGGGGCATTTAATATCCCCAAAGTTGTCTATTACATTCCCTTTGACCTTGCTACTGTATTCAGGGTGACGGGCAATGACCCCGATGTAAACCGGGAGGAGTTCGCCGGAATAGAGGGGGCAAAACACAACGCCCTACACGATGCGCGGGTAATTAAAGCCTGCTATGATAGACTGGTACCATGAGACGAAAAAGAATCACCCTTCTGACAATCTGGCTCATCTTCTGGTGGCTATTTATCCCGGTCATTACCGAGGCAGTGGACGAACGGCCGCCAATCTGCAATGATGCGCCTAAAGCCGGTGTGGTGGAGCTTCACCCTAATGGTACGGCTAATGCGATGGAGCAGGTGATATTTACCGTGCCGTTTTGCACGGACAACCTTATCGCACTAGCGACGGTACGCAATTCCAATACGGCCGGTGAGCGGGTAGGGATTATGCCGATGGGGGTAACGGCCGTGAACGTGTCTATTGCTCTGGACGAGCCGAGTGAAGATAGTTACTTTGTTTATTGGCGGGTAGGGGTTGCCAGTCAATGAAGGCTGATATTGTACCTCTCGACTCAATAGAGCAAGACCCCAGGAACGCCAACAAGCACTCAGAGCGGGGCGAGTACATGGTTCGCCGGTCAATGGAGCGGTTCGGTTATGCCGAGGCCGGCACACTGGATAAGAACAATAAAATTATCGGCGGCAACCTGAGAACCGAGATTGCCCATGACGTACTAGATGCTACCGAGGCGATTGTCATCGACGTGGACGGCACTAAACCCGTTTACATTCGACGGCCGGATATTGACCTGGATACGGCCGATGGTAGGGAATTAGCCTATGCCCTGAATCGCAGCGCACAGGTTAGCATTGACTTCGACCCGGCCGTTATTGAGATGGATTTAGCGGCCGGGTTGGATTTAGGAGATTGGTTCAAGCCGACCGAAATCGAATTGATGTTTGACGGCACAGGTGCAACGAGCGAAGAAGAAACGGCCGATGCCGAACCGCAATTTGACAGGGCGGATGCCCTCATGGAGCAATATCAAACCACTCAGGGGCAGGCATGGCAACTAGGCCGGAACGTTCTAATTTGCGGCGATTGTCGGGATTCTGATACGTGGGAAAGGCTATTGGGGGCGGCCGGTGTAAAAAAAGCGAACTCAGTATTTACAAGCCCCCCCTATGCCGAGCAGCGGGAGGAGCAATATGGGGGCATCCCGGCCGGTGAATATGTTGACTGGTGGGAGCTTGTTCAAGACACCGCCAGGAAGCATATTGAGAAAGACGGGTCGTTTTTTCTGAATATCAAGCCACACTCCGAAGACGGGGAGCGCAGTTTGTATGTAACGGATCTGGTGACGGCTATGGTTCGCCGGTGGCAATGGTCGTTTGTTGACGAGTTTTGTTGGTTGCGTAGTGGTGTGCCGAGACAGGTTAAATATAGCTTCAAAAACGGTTTTGAGCCGGTCTACCACTTCGCCGCCACACAAAAGGGTTTTAAGTTTAGGCCAGAGGCGGTTAGACATGAATCTGATTCCGTTCCGATTCCTGGGGGGCCGGGCGTAGGAAATACCAATTGGGCGGGTAAACAGGGTAAAAAACAGTACGGAAAGGCCGCCAATAAATTACAGGGGCATACGTCATGGATATTTGGGGGGCAGGAATACGCCCCCGGCTTGGCCTATCCGTCAAACGTAATAAAATCATTTTCTAATGACGAAACAAGAGGACACGAGGCCGCCTTCCCCCCACAGTTACCGGAGTTTTTTATCAAGGCATATTCCGACGAGGGGGACGCATGGATTGACCCCTTTTCCGGCAGTGGTACAACCATCATGGCTGCACAGGCGAACGGCCGTCGGGGGTTGGGCATAGAACTATTGCCAAAATATGTTGCTGTCACTATTCAGCGATGGGTAGATGCAACTGGCGGTGAACCGGTTTTGATTCAATCGTGATCCTGTCAAGGCAACTATGAGGCGATTTATTGATTTCATCTTCCCCAAAGCGATAGACGGTATACCTGCTCTTTTTGAGAATGGCGTTTTGTCGCTTGTCACTCGCCTTGCGCTCTGGTGTTTGATGCCAGAATGTCCCGTCGCAATAAATGACAATCCTGTGGTCTGGAAGGTAAAAGTCAACAATGGTTGCTCCGCAAAGAGGAACTTGCTTTTGATAGTTCCACCCGCGCTCCTTAATGGCAGATTCTATCTTGCGCTCAATGCTGGTGTCTCTGCGTGGGGTATGCTTCGCCGCCCATACCCCCTGACAGCGGGAGGAACAAACCCGACTGCTCCCGGTTTTCTCGGCTTGTTTAAGAGTGTCGTGAGATGTCAAAAAGGCTTTACCACAAACCACGCACTTGGCGGGGATAATCTTTTTGCGGGTAAATTCATTGCGCGGATATTGGGGGTGGCTCCTCTGCCGCTCCAACTTCTTTCTAAGGTTTTGGGATTGCTTGGAGTAATCGCGGTGTTCTTCGCAAACGCCCGTTTTGTTCCTGTCCATTATCTTTTTGGTGCAGCCGGGATAGCTACACGGCCGGGTGTAGACCCTGCGCTTGTCCTTGCAACGACCGCAGTATTTGCCGTAGTATTTCTTTTTCTCCCCACAATCCAAACACCTAAAGCGACACTCTTTGCATCTCTTGGCATTCCCCTGGTGAGTAAATTCAATACCGCAAAGCGGACAGGTCTTGATTTTCGGCGGGGTGTTTCTTCCCATTCTTGCCTACCTAAAAACCAAAGCCCCCTTCGGTTGGGACTGTTGTCTAGGCAGCACCCGCTAAACCGAAGGGGGGTAGTTAATAAGTATATATCCCTCTGGCGGGTTGTGCTACCTAGACGAGTACATTATAGCACAGATGATCGATTGTTTCAAAGTTTGCCGCCCGCAGCTAGTCGAGTAGACGGCCGTTCGCTTTGATTGATTTTCTACTTATTCAACTATGGCAGACCTCAAGAACAACCTAGACGAGGTACTAACAGCTATCAAGGGTAGTCAGGGCATAAAACGCACGATTGCCGACCGCCTGGGCGTTACCCGCTGGACGGTTGATAACTACCTGAAGCGGTGGAAAACGGCCGAAGAAGCCTTTAACGAGGAACTTGAAACACCACTAGATATTGCCGAGTCAATCGTAATCGGCAATATGATAGCTGCCCATCGGCAGTATCGGGCAGCCGGGGGTGCAATCCTGGTAGACAGCTCGGATGCCAAATGGTACTTAACCAAGAAGGGCAAGGCGCGGGGCTACGGTGAAGCGGTAGACGTTACCAGCGGCGGCGAACCAATCAAAGCACCTGTTATCTATCTTCCCAATAATGGACGCGATAGCGATTAGACCACAACCCGGCCCGCAGGAATCTTTCCTCAGTACATCGGCCGATATAGCCTTCTATGGCGGCGCGGCCGGTGGTGGTAAGACATTTGCCCTGCTGTTAGAACCATTGCGCCATATTAGCACGGTCAAAGATTTTGGCGCGGTTGTCTTTCGTCGCACTACGCCACAGATTACCAATGAGGGTGGCCTGTGGGATGAAGCGGTCAAGCTATACCGGCCGTTAGGAGCCATCCCCCGCGAGTCTCTGCTAGATTGGCGATTTCCCCCCTATAACAATACGGTCAAGTTTGCCCACATGGAACGGGAGGATGATCGCTTTAACTGGCAGGGGGCGCAAATACCGCTGATATGTTTTGACCAGTTGGAACACTTCACCCGCAAGCAGGTGTTTTATATGTTCAGCCGTAGCCGCACGACCTGTGGTATACGGCCGTACATTCGCGGCAATTACAACCCTGTACCGGCCGATGATCCCATTGGCGGTTGGATTCACGAATTTGTTGGCTGGTATATAGATGATGAGGGCTATCCCATTCCTGAACGTAGCGGCATGATACGCTGGTTTGTCAACCTAGATGATAAACTGCACTGGTTTGACAGTGAAGAAGCGGCCGTTACCGCTTACCCGGCCGTTCCACCCAAGTCCTTTACCTATATTCTCTCCACCGTTTACGACAACAAGATTCTACTTGAGGCCGACCCCGGCTACTTGGCTAACCTATTTGCTCTTGACCCCATAGACCGGGAACGATTATTGAGGGCTAACCACAAGATTAAACCGGCCGCCGGCAAGGTCTTTAATCGAGGTTGGTTTGAAATTATAGACACGATCCCGGCCGGTTTTATGTGGATTGTGCGCTATTGGGACTTGGCAGCTAGTGAAAAGAAGATAGCCAGTGATGATCCCGACTTCACGGCCGGGGTGAAGATGGGCAGGCTCGACAATTTGTACATTGTGCTGGATTGCGTAGATGAACGGTTAGGCCCGGCCGATATTGATCGGCGCATGAGCAACACGGCTGGGCAGGATGGAAAGCATGTGCGTGTCCGATGGGAAGAGGAGGGCGGGGCAAGTGGCAAGCGGGATAGTTACCAGATAACGACCAAGTTATCAGGCTATGATGCGGCCGGTGTTCGGCCGCAGGGTGACAAGGTAACGAGGTCGAAGCCTCTATCGGCACAGGCGGCCGTTGGCAATGTTAAGCTATTGCGCGGCGATTGGAATGAGCGGTGGCTAAGTCAGATGCACGGATTCCCTGATTTATCCCATGATGATATACCAGACGCCAGCAGCGGTGCGTTTAACGAGCTGGTAGAACTTGACCCCACAGGCGGTATTCATGTCTGAGCAAGCCGCTATCTACAAGATAACCCCAACGGCCGTAGCTGATTTAGTAGACACCCCTGTCTCCGTACTTTCGGCTGGACAGCGGCAATACTATGAGGAGAAACGGCGGGCGGTGATTACGGAACTAAGGGCGTTGGATAGATTGCTAGGACGGCCGCAGACTGTGCCGGAGAGGGAGCGCTCCCGGTAAGAAGGGACTAACGGCCGTTGCAATAGTGGTACTATTGCTGTATGCTACTCAAAACTTAATATGCCCTCTGATTATTCACCGGGCCACGAATCCTTAACTAGATTCGTGGCCCGGTTTTTGTTTATGAACTTCTGGCAACGTCTTTCCCTCGCCTGGCGCGTGGCCTTCTCTGGACAGAAGGCGATTGCTACCATGCTCCCTTCCTGGCAAGAAATGACACCAAGCTATGGTGGCATAAACTTTGAGAACATGGTCAAGCAGGGCTGGCGCAAGAACGAGCTAATCTTCGCCTGTATCAACAAAACGGCAAATACAGCCTCTAGTGTGCATTTAGTCGTCAAGCAAAAGGGAAGTGAGGAGCCACTTGCCAACCATCCCCTTGCCCGGCTGATTGCCCGGCCGAATCCATTTATGACGGAATTTGACTTCTGGACGGCCGTCACGACCTTACAAAAGCTAGCCGGTGACGTGTACTTTGAAAAGGAGCGCAGCCGCAGCGGACAAGTTATCGCCCTGTGGCCGCTGCGCCCTGATTGGGTAACGGTTATCCGGTCAAGCCAGAAAATGATAGGGGGCTATGAATACGGCCCGCCAGGACTAACCCCGGTGACGTTGCGGCCGGAAGACGTACTACGCTTTAAGACCTTTGATCCGCTCAATATGTACCAGGGCTGGCCGCCGGTAGCAGTAGCGGCGCGAGTAGGGGACGTGGATAACGCCACCACCGACCACCTAAAGCTATTTTTTGAGAAGGGCGGGATGCCGGCCGGGTTGCTCAAAACGAAACAGAAGCTACAGGACACCGACGTAACCAACATCCGGCGGCGTTGGGCCGAGCGGTATGGGGGACACGAGCATTGGTTGGAACCGGCCGTCTTAGACAGTGATGCCGAGTATCAGCAGGTAGCTTCCTCCTTTAAGGAAATGGGCTTCGACGTGTTGGATAGCCGTAGCGAGGCGCGTATCTGCCAGGTGTTAGACGTGCCGCCGATTCTGGTAGGGGCGAAGGTGGGGCTAGACCGGGCGACGTATTCCAACTACAAAGAGGCGCGTTCGGCCTGGTGGGAAGATTCGCTAATGCCCATGTACCAGCATTATGATGATCCGGTACAAAATGACCTTGCCCCTGAGTTTGGCGACAACCTACTTGTTGAGTGGGATTTTTCTGGCGTACCGGCCTTGCAAGAGGAGCGCAACGGCCGATGGGAAAGGGCAACGGCCGCTTTTGAAAAGGGCGCATTAACGCTGAATGAATTTTATCAGGAGGTAGGATTGCCGGCGATTGGCAAGTTAGGGGATGTGTACTTACGGCCGAATACCGTTACCCCCGTCTTGCGCTCTGAATTTGATAAGATGCCTGAACCGGCGGCCGTGCAACCGATAGCGGCCGTTGAGGAGGAGATGCCAGAGGATGAGGGAATGATGGGTAAGGCGCGATTGAAAAAAGTAAACGGCCGGCCGCCAGACGAGGCGGAACGGTTGCGGTTTGAAAAAAAGATGGAACGGATAATGCGGTCTTACTTTGCTGGGCAACTCGGCCGCATTGAAAAAGAAATGGGTGGCGGTCAAAAGGTACACAGCAATGGAACCGCTACCGCTTAACTTTTGGGAAGACGAAGAGGCCGTGCTGCAATCATTGGTAATTGACCTGATAGCGGAAGCGGCACAGGCGGGCGTAACGGCCGGGCTGAACGGTTTAGGCACGGTTGAAATTGTGGTGGATTATGATCTATTGAGCGAGGCGGCCTTGCAATATGCCCAACAGCACACCTTTAACATGGTGTCATTTATTACTGAGACAAGTCGTATAGCCCTGCAAGAGGAGTTTGCCGAGTGGGTAGCCAGCGGTCAACCACTGGATGCGCTGATAGATGAATTACGGCCGATGTTTGGCGACGTGCGGGCGGAGATGATAGCCAGTACCGAAATTACCCGTATCTTTGCCGATAGCAATATGCTGGCCTGGAAAGAAACGGGTGTGGTCGAGGGGCGACGGTGGCAAACGGCAAACGACGATCAGGTATGTCCTATTTGTGGTCCGCTGCACCTGGAAACGGCCGGACTAGATGACTCCTTTCCCGGCGAACTGGACAATCCACCGGCGCATCCGAGATGCCGCTGCTTTGTGCAACCGATTGTGATGGTGAACGCATGAAACTACGAATTGTCAATGACCAGGATGGCATTGGCTATCTGACAAAGGTAATCAATGCCGAAACAGGCGAGCCGCTGTTAGGTATTGTGTCTATCAAGTGGGAATTTGATGTCAGTAAGCGCAAGGAATACGGCGACGGCCTAGCCAGGGCTTACCTAGTGTTGGATGGTGTAGAGATAGACGTTGTTACCGAAGCGGAAATAGAGAAAGCAGCATGGTAGACGCTGAAATTCACGGCCTGGAAGAAGTACAGGCCAACATGCAGCGGCGGGCTGATGCTATCCGCAACGGCATACCAGAACTAACACGAACGGCCGTCCTGTTTGGGCAGAGCCAGATACCACCCTACCCTGCCCCCCCGCCGTCTAGCAGCTACCAGCGCACGGGAACGCTCGGCCGGGTCGTGACCTCCTTCGGTGGTGGTGTGCCGGGCGCGTTATCCAGGGTGGAAACGATTAGCAACGGCGCGGTTGGCTACATCGGCGGTCGTTTGGAATACATTGGCTGGGTTATAGGCGAGGGTGAACAAACATCCTTCTTTGCCGGTTACTGGTGGACACTACAAGGCGTTATACGCGGGGCGCGGGATGGAATTGTAGCCGTATTTAGGGACGGGATAAAGGCATTGGTGAGGTAGAGATGGAATATAAAGAATCTCCATTTTTTATAAAGGCAATCGAGGATAGAACCATTACGGGGATCGCCTCTGTTTTTGGCAACCTGGACTCGTATAATGATATTGTCCACCGGGGGTCATTCAAAAAGACCATCAAAGAAGGTATGGGGCGAGTGCGCCATCTATGGATGCACGATCCCTGGCAACCACCTACGGCCGCTATTAAATCCTTGCGCGAGGTAGGGCGGGAGGAGTTACCGGCCGAAGTTCAAGAGAAATTCCCTACCGCTACCGGCGGCTTGGAAATAGCCCGGCAATACCTGAGAACGCCACGCGGCGACGAAATCCTTGAGGGTATTAAAGAGCAGGCCATTTTAGAAATGAGCTTTGGCTTTGATGCCCTTAAGTTTGACTTTGAGGAAGTGAAGGAGGGTGACTATAAAGGAGTCGTAGTTCGCAACGTCCGCGAGGTTCGTCTATGGGATACGAGCGACGTGAATTGGGGGGCTAACCAGGCAACCGTTGCCAGCAAGAGCGCCCTTGACGCGCATATTAACCAGTTGATAGCGTATGCGGAGACCTTGACGAAGGCCGGCCGTGTACTATCTGCCAGGAACTTAGAAAAACTCAAGGGCGCCCTGGCCGTCCTGAATGAGATTCTGAACGCAGCCGAGCCGCCGGCCGATGAGGAAGATACCGAATCGGGCAAGGCACTCACTGAACAGGTCTTACAACGATTGGCGATTGCTGAAAGAGAACTGTTTTTGATTCAGTGAGGTGAGACATGAGTGATTTAGTCAAGTTGCGTGAGCAGTACCAGCGGCAAATTGATGCCGCTAAAGCTATCCGCACCGAGTTCGCCGGTAAGGATATGCCGGCCGAAAAAGCAAAGGAGATTGACACTCTCCTGGGCGCGGCCGATGAATTGAAGGTACGAATTGACCTTGAAAAGCGAATGGTGGACGCAGACGCCTATATGAATGAACCGGCCGGGACAAAAGCCGCTCATCATGGCTGGCGCGAATCCGGGCCGGAAGAAGGCAATGTACCGGTAGACGAAAAGGCGTTCCGCGAGATTGAAGTCTTGACCCCGTTCGGCCGTAAGGCATTTCGCTTTCACGTTCCCCTAGCCGTCCAGAAAAGGGGCTATGCCGGGGCGTTTGAGGCGTATGCCCGTAAGGGCTTTGCTGAGATGGGGCCGAATGACAAAAAGACCCTGACCGAGGGCGTAGATACGGCCGGCGGCTTTCTCGTGCCGGAAGATTACCACACGGAACTCATTAAGAAGATGGCAACAACGGCCGTGATGCGTTCGTTGGCCCGTGTGGTACAGACAAGCCGGGACATGGCAAAGTGGCCGCGCATCAACTATGCAACCGATGACAAGTATACCAGTGGTGTCCGCTTGACCTGGACGGGCGAGAGTCCGGCCTCGTCTACCACTCACCGCGTGACCGATCCAGTCTTTGGTCTGATTACCATTCCCGTCCATACGGCAATGGCCTCTATGCCTATGTCCAACGACCTGCTAGAAGATGCCGCTTTTGACGTGGTTGGCATTTCTAGCGACCTGCTGGCCGAGGCATTTAGCCTGGGTGAAAATGACGCCTTCCTGAACGGTAGCGGCGTTTCCCGGCCGATGGGCCTTTTGACCCAGGTGGATAGTGACGGCCCGGCCTCGGTAGCGGCCGGGGTGGCTAATGCCATTAGCACATCTGGCGATGCCCATAGCGGCTACCGATTGGTGAAGCTGTACTACACGCTACCGGCCCAATATCGCCGCCGGGCGACCTGGTTGATGAATAGCTTGACGGCGTTGGCGGTGGATAGCCTGGTTGATGCTCAAGACCGGCCGCTTATCAAGGAACTGACAACGGTTAGCCTGGAAACGGGCGAACCGACCGTTATCAAGGGCCGGCCGGTGTTAATTGACGAATTCATGCCCGACATTTCCACCGACGCCTATCCGATTGCCTTCGGTGACATGAGTGGCTATATCGTCCTTGACCGGGTTGGCTTTAGCCTGCAACGATTGAGCGAACTGTACGCCGAAACCAACATTACCGTTCTGCTGGCGCGTAAGCGTGTCGGCGGCTATCTGGCTGAACCGTACCGGGTGAAGGTATTGAAAGCCTCTACCTAAAACCTGAGACCTTGAAGGGCCGGTCTAACGGCCGGCCCTGAGTCCTAGAAGGAGATAAAATGACGACTTTAAGTAACCTGACGATTGTTCCCCTGCTGGGCGCGGCGGCGCGTACTACCAGCGGCAATAGTTCGGCCGGGATTGACCTGCGCGGGTATGTCAACCCTGGCGGCCGGCAGTTAAAAGCCTTTCTTGACATTGGCGCCATCACGACCGCAACGGTATTGACGGTGGCTATCTACGATGGTGATGACAGCACCCAGGCCAGCCATGCCGCCATTAGCGGGGCGACCTTTACCGGTCTGGCGGTAGCTGATACAACGGCCACCAATCAAACGATTCATTTTCGCACCAATAAGCGGTACGTGAGTGCCGTTACCACCTTTACCAACGGCGGCGGTGTTTCGTTTGGTGTTTACCTGCTGGCCGAAAAGCGGCTAAAATAAACATGCCAGGACGTAATGGTCATGGGGTCAACGGCCGGGAGTACCCTCCCCTCCCGGCCGTCCCCACCAGGGAGGAACTGGAAAATGCCGGTATCAGGATCGTGGTTGGTGTGCCAATGGAGCGCAATGTTCCCGATAGCTCATTTCCCTGCTTTTGGAATCTTGCCCGGCAGGGCTGGCCGCTCATTGATCATGTGTACGGCCGGACAGATACCAACCGCAACCGCATGGCGCGGGTGCTGCGGGATGAATTGCCCGACTTTACCCACCTATGTATGCTCGACCTTGACCACATTCACCCGCCGGACACGATAGGCAAACTGGCACGGTGGGTCTTGCAAGACCCCGGCCGTTTAGTCGTAGGCGGCCTGCACTTTCGACGCGGCGAGCCGTTTGACCCCTGCGCCTTCTGTTACGGGCCGGACGGGGACTTACATGCGCCGGTAGAGTGGCAACAAGGACTCAATGAGGTAGATGCGATTGGGCATGGTTCTATCCTCATTCACCGCAGCGTTTTTGATATTCTACCCGTACCCTGGTGGGCCTATAGTTATGTACATGCGGAGAAGTTCCTTTATCCCTCAGAGGATATGTATTTCTCCCACTTGTGTCGCCAGTTCGGTATCAAAATGTATGTGGACACGACGCAGACCAGCCCCCACCTGATAACTAGTGCGGTAGATGAAAGTAGTTTCCGGGCGTTCCTGAATGACCACCCGCATAAGGTCATACGGCCGGACGGTAATGAGAAGCAGCATAAGCCGAAAGTGAAAAGAAAGGGAGGCAAACGTGTCCGAGCTAAGGCGTGATTACCGGGTAGATGTGCTTGTCAGGGGTTGGGATAACATGGCCTTGACCTATAAATGTCTAGGAACGGTGGTCAAGGAGACCCCGGCCGATTTATACCAATTGACCTATGTGGATAACGGCAGTAGACAGGACGTACTCTTTCACCTGATGCGTAACTTTCCTCAGGCCAACTTTATCCGCTTGCCGTTCAATCATGGCAGCGTGCGGGCGATTAACGCGGGGCTGGCCCTGGCGATGTTTAGCCCGGCCGAATTTATGCTACTACTAGACAATGACACCGAAATACCGGCCGGTGATTCGACGTGGCTGGAGCGGTTTATCTCCTACTTTGACGATCCGCAAGTGGGCGCGGCCGGGGCGGTGACGAATTACGTGAGTGGCTATCAGAACGTAGACGCTTGCCCCGATACGTTTATGCGCGATTGGCAGGATAAGGAGAATGAGCAGGTAGGCGGGGTGAAGGGGCCGGTGGAATTACCCGTCTTGGTGTCCTTTGCCATGATGATCCGCAAGTCGGCGTTTATGGCTTGTGGGTTTTTTGATGAACTGTTCGATCCGGGAAATCACGAAGATTTTGACTACACCCTACGCTTGCGCCAGGCCGGGTATAAGTGCGTGATTGCCAACAGCGTTTGGATTCACCACAGGGGGAGCCAAACGTTTAAGCGATTTGACTTTGAGCAACTATTGGAAGTGAACGGCCGTAAGCTAGTAGACAAGTGGGGCGTAGAAACGTTGGCCGAGATGGGGTTGGTAACTCAGGGGGTGACAGCGTGAACAATTTAACCTACTGCTACTACCGCTTTGTATCGAATAAAGCGGCAATTGTCCGGCAGGTCTTCCACGATAATGCATTCACCAATCACCGGGTCTTGGGAAATCGGCCGCTCCTCAATGACATTGCCGCTGGCGTCGTACAGAACAAGAAATCGTTTAATCTTTGGGCGTCCGTGTTGGCGTTCCCATTCTTTGTACGCCTCAAATTCCTTGCGAATCTCCTCGCCGCGGCAAGCACCGGGGAGGTGTTCAAACCTATCATAATCGGCGTAATCAATGCGGCTGGATTCCATCGTCGTTGGGCCAACCAAAACAGGCGGGCCGTCCTTAACAATGGTGGTAGTTGTGTAACGGTAAATGTATGTATGGTCAATCGGCTTTGTATCCATGAGGTAATTATACCATGAATAATCTGCTGCTGATTGATGATGTGCAACTACGAGCGGCCGTACCTCTTACCCCCAAGATACGGCCGGAATCGCTTACCGCACGGCCGCTCTACAAACACGACCACAAACACCCTACGCGCCGGGGCTGGCTATTCATGGGGGTAAACGGAGGGCCTTGCGATAAGGCTTGTAAGATGTGCTATTACAGCTTCCAAGATAACCTTGTCTTTTACGACCTCAATACCCTCATTGCCCGCGCTAATATGTTCCGGCACTACTACAACCTTCAATACTGCGACATTAGCGGCGGAGAGGCAACGATTTACGGGCCAAAGAGTAAAGACGGCCGCCGGCCGCAACTAGAGGCCCTGATTCACCATTGTCGCAACATTGGGCTATTGCCTACGATTATCACGCACGGACAGAATAATACGGCCGAACTGGTCAAGGGAGTGGAAGATGCTGGCCTCGAAGACTGGCTCATCTCTTTACACGGGATGGAGTCGGGCCATGACAACACGGTGGTTGACCATCGCGGCCGGGGTAGCGGTGGCTGGCAACGCCTCACGGATAACCTCGCTCACTGTCATCGTCCCGTTCGTTTCAACACGACTCTACAGAATTTCAATTACCAGGAATTACCCACGTTGGCGCGGTGGCTCAGTGATCATCGAGAGCCAACCGTATGGAACATGATCCAATTCAACCCATTCTTTGCCTGGTCAGAACGGCCGGAGATTGATTTTCAATCACCCCTTCGTGACCTTGCCCCGTTCGTAGGTGAGGCAGTACAGATTGCAGAGGCGGCCGGTTGGGAGGTCAACGTTCGTTATTTTCCCTTCTGCGTGGCCGCTGAACATGGCTTCGCCCGCAACTGTATCAATTTTTACCAGACACAGTATGACCCCTGGGAATGGGCACTAGAGGCAACCAACCGCGTACCGGCCGCCAACGTCATGGCAATGGGTGGAGCGGAGAAGGCGCGGCGGTTGCATTGTGATCAGATAGCGGCAAGTCGGGCCAATGACGCTTGTAATAGTTGCCGCTTCCGGCCGATTTGCGAAGGGCCAACCGGCCAGTATCAGGGACGTTTTGGCATTGACGAGTTACGGCCGGTAGCCGGCCAACCGATTACCGATATAGCCCACTTTGAAAAGGGAGGCGTATTTGCATGAAAGCAGTGGTGATGAATCAGGATGAAATTGTCTCCTGGGGGCCGCGTCGTTTGTTGACCGGAGAGACGACCGAACTACCCGATGACCTGGCGGCTTCATTGGTAGGACGCGGCCTGGCGGTTTATGCGGCCGTTGCGCTGGCAGAGGTGGCAGTGGTAGAGGCACCCAAAACAGAAAATAAGCCGGCGCAAAAGCCCGGCCGTAAGGTGAAGCGTGGCCGCTAATGATTATGTGACGGTTGGTGAAATCAAGGCGGCATTGCCCGACGAGAATTGGGGCAATACCTACGATACCGCTATGGGGCGACTGGTAACGGCCGCCTCTCGCGCCATTGACCGCTTTACCAAGCGCGAACCGGGCTTCTGGTATGTTTCGGCCGATACGACCCGCTATTTTGACGGAAGTCGTTGCCGGGAGCTGTGGATTGGCTATCTGGCAGCGGCCCCTACCAGCCTTAGCGTAGCCGAATCGGGCGACGTAGACAGCAGCGCAGGAACGGGCGGCACGTACACGGCTTGGAGCGCCAGTGATTATCTCTTGTGGCCCTATAATGCCATTGCCGAGGGACGGCCGTATCAGCGGCTAGACATTGACCAGTTAAGCGGGTCTAAATCCGCCTGGTATGGCTTTCGTAAGGGCGTGAAGATTGTCGGTAAGTTTGGCTGGTCAACGGCCGTACCTTCTGAAATTGGGCAAGTAGCTTTAATTCAGGCGATGCGCTGGTTTAAGCGCGGGCAGCAATCGTTTCAAGATACCGGGGCGATTGTGGAGTTAGGCCAGTTGACCTATGCCCAACAGCTAGACCCAGACATTGCCATGATGCTCGATTGTCCACCATTTCGGGAGGTAACAATCTAATGGCAACGTTTGACCAGGCTCTGCAAAACTTCCAAACCCTCATGAACAACCTAACGGGCATGAAGGGCGGGCCGAACTATCCCCCGGAAAGCATGAATCAATTTCCCTTCCCGGTTGTCTATCCGGCCAATGGGGAGTGGGGTATGTATGGTGCTGCCTGGTCTGAGGATTTTCATAACGTTTATGCTGAAATACACCTAACGCGAGGAAACCTGGCGGCAGCAGTGGCCGCCGCTATGCCCTTCTATGAGCGTTTTAGAAATGCTCTGGCAAATGACCCAACGCTAGGCGGCGCAATCCATACTATACACGGGCAAGAGCAGGCGGTTACGTATGAGTTCGGCAATCTACCCTGGACAAGTAGCAAGGGCAAGCCAGAACAACACATCGGCTGGCGTTTTATCGTGCGACTCAAGATGAGTAGCACCCTATCGTGAGGCAATGATGGCAGACAAAGGGCCAACAGAAAATAAAGCAGAGACCCCGGAAAAAGGCGAATTGTGGGGCTGGAAATATCAGGGCGGTGGCTTCATTCCGGGCGTGCCGCAACGGGATATTTCGGCGGCCGAAGCGAAGGAGTGGGGTATTAAATCTCATTTAGATAGCTCATCACTCTATGAGCGCAAGTACATCAAAAAGGCAGGTGACTAATGGCCGGTGGTAAGTGGGCACAGAAAAACCAGATTGGGGGCGAAACTACGGCCGGTACTGCCGTCGCTGCCGATACCATCTGGCGCGGCATGGGCAAGATGCTCAAAGATGATCGCAAGGTCACGATTGTTGAGGAGATACTAGGGATCGCCATTCCCTCTGACCGCAGCTACATTGCCGAATTAGGCGCGGTGTGGGCAATGTCCCCAACCCCGGCAACGTTTGAGCAGGTTAACCACATCTTTGAAGCCGGTATCAAGCTAGTGGGAACGGGCGCGGCCGATTCGACGGGTAGCGGTAAGATTTACGCCTACCCGGTTGGCAAAACGTCACTCAATACGATTAAGACGTACACCATTGAATCGGGCGACAACCAGCAGGCCGAAGAAGCCGAGTATATGTTCGTTACCGACTTTACCATCACGGCCGATCCTAAGAAGTCGGTAATGGTAAGTTCCAATTGGTTCGGCCGTCAATCAACCAATGCCAGCTTTACCGGGGCCTTGACCGCGCCTACCGTTGAGGAAGTGCTACCGAAGGGGGCAGTGTACATTGACACCGTTGGCGGGACGTATGGGGGCACGGCCGTCTCCCAAACACTGCTCAAATACACGATAAAGGTACAAACCGGCTGGCGGGCGAAGTGGACAATTGACAACGGGCAATTGTATTTCGACTTCCACTACTTCGACTTTGACAGCTACAAGGCCGAGGTGGAAGTCACCTATGAACATAACGCAACGGCCGTTGCCGAAAAAGCGGCGTTTAGGGCGGAGACCCCCCGCCTATTGCGCGTTCAGTTTGCCGGCTCTACCCTGACAACGGCCGGGAATTTTACGACCAAGCTATTGCGCCTTGATATGCCGATTAAGTACACCGAAATGGACGCCCTGGACAGTGATAACGGGAATAGCATCCTCAAGTTTAAGGCGTTCAGCGGCTACAATGAAACGGCGGCCGAGGCATTGACGGCGACAGTCATCAACGAATTAGCAAACGTTCCTTAGTGATAATTGGGAGGATTGAATGGCAAAGATTGAATTTTTGGTAACGAGAGAGCGATTGGAACAGTTAGAGATGGGGATATTTGTAGACATGGAAGACAACCCTAAATCACCCCGTAACCAATTACGCTTTCTGTCTAATTTTGTGGTCAACGGAAGGGGTGTTCACCTACCCCCTGATGAGGCTTTTATCATGCTCAAGAGTATGACCCTAGAGCAGGTGGCAAAGGCGGCCCCGCAGATCATGACCCAGATTCAGGAGATAGCGGCCCCAAAGATATAAGGCGGGCTATTTATGAAAGCGCCTATTTTGGCGTATCAAATAGTCCGCTGCCGTTCTGGGTTAGCGCGTTGGTAGCGGCCGAGGAGTGGGGTACGCCCCCCTGGAAGTTAGCGGGGGGTAGTTCATTGTTATGGTTTTTGCGCTGGCTGGCCTACAAAAACGAGGTCAACAGCGCCATTGAGGATAAGCGTAATCATGGCTGATGAGGTCGTAGAAGTCGTCATCAAAGCAACCGATGAGGCCAGCGGTATTTTTGATAATATCGGTAGTTCTGTTCAGGGGCTAGGGACGGCCGCTTTGGGCGTAGCGGCCGGGGGGCTGGCAATTTTGGGTGCAGGGCTAGTTGCTCTCGGCACGGCCGCTTTTAATGCTGGCTTAACCGTGGATGATGCAATGGATACTATCGTTGTAGCAACGGGGGCAACGGGGGAGGAGCTGGCGGCACTGGAAGAATCATTCGCTACCGTTTTTAGCAGTGTGCCAACGGATGCAGGCTTGGCGGCCGAGGTCATTGGCACGCTGAATACCCGCGTAGATGCAACCGGCCCGGCCCTGGAAGATATGGCCGCCAACCTGTTAGAGGCTACCCGATTATTAGGGGGTGACGCCGTAACCAATACCGAACTATTTACCCGCGTCCTGGGTGATTGGGGGGTCGGCGTAGAGGACGGGGCGGATTTATTAGATACCTTCTTTATTGCCAGCCAGAACAGCGGGGCGGGGTTAGATAGCCTGATGCAGCAGGTCGTAGCGTTTGGCTCTCCCTTGCGCTTGATGGGCTTCGACCTGGAAACCTCGATAGCCCTGTTTGCCAAGTGGGAGCAGGAGGGGGTCAATGCAGAGTTAGTCATGGGCAGCTTGCGGATTGCGGCCGGTCAATTCGCCAACGCCAATATCCCCTTACAGGAGGGGTTGCAGAATACAATGGAAGCGATTATGGGGGCGGCCGATGAAAGCGAAGCCCTGGCTATCGCAATGGATGTATTCGGGGCGCGGGCCGGGCCGGATATGGCGGCGGCTATTTTAGAGGGTCGTTTTGCCATCGAGGATTTGCTGGCGGTGATGCAAGACAGCGAGGGGGCGATCATGGAAACGGCCGCACAAACGGCCGATTTTGGCGAAATGTGGACGGTTGTCAAAAATCAAATCACGCTGGCAATAGAACCAATCGGCGCGGCTATGATGGGGTTGGTTAATAACATTATGCCTCTGGTGCAAGGGGCGTTTGCCTGGTTTGAAACAAATCTTGTCCCCATCATGATCGAGGTTACTAATGTCTTCGCTGCCTTCTTTGAGGGAATCATAAGCGGGGAAGACCCGATAGGTGATTTAGCCAATCTGGTATTTGAACTGGCAACCATCTTTGGCGTAAGTCGGGATAGGGCGGTCGAGCTATTCAATTCCGTTATTACCCTTCGTGACACTATTCCTGCGCTGATTGCCAACGTACAGGCAGCTATCGCCCCCATTCTGGATTTGGTGGGTGAGTTCGTTAAGTGGCAGGATGTATTGGCAGCATTGGGAATCGCCATAGCTATTGTGATTATCCCGGCCATTGCCAGCTTGGTAGCTTCGCTTGCCCCGGTGATTCTGGCGGCCCTGGCAATTGTGGCCGCTATCGCCTGGGTAAGGACGGGATGGGAGAATGACTGGTTGGGGCTGGCGACATTCTACACCGATCTATGGGAAGGGATGATACGGCCGGCCCTAGAGCAGTTGTGGCAGTGGCTACAGATAAATGTCCCGGCCGCCCTGGAAACGCTCAAAAACTACTGGCTAACGGTGCTATTGCCCGCCGTTCAAAACGTATGGGGCTGGCTAACCAATACCCTCTTTCCTACCCTCAACACCCTTTGGATATGGCTAAAGGACACCATTACGGCCGCCTTGACCAACCTGGGTAACTTCTGGCGCAATGTACTACTTCCAGCTATCAACGAAGTATGGAGCTTTATCCAGGCTAACATTTTCCCCTTGTTTAACGCTCTAACAAATGTCTACATCGCCGCCCTGAAATTAGAATTAGGACTCCTCAAGACGTTTTGGGATCAAGTTTTATTACCTGCCATCCAGGCAGTATGGCAGTTTATTCAAGACAACATCGTCCCCATTTTTAGGGACTTAATAGACCTATGGATTTTTGGCCTCAAAACAGAGTTGGCGATATTGGCTGACTTTTGGGAAGAGACTCTGTTGCCCGCCCTACAAGTGGTATGGGGGTTTTTGCAAGACAATATCGGGCCGGTGTTAGATAGTATCATCGGCCGGATAGGGGCTTTTTCTGACCAGATCGGCGGGGTTGTAGGGGCGATTCAAACTCTGATAGGCTGGCTGGAAGACTTGGCTACGGCCATCGGCAACGTCAACCTACCTAGTTTTAGCACCCCCGGTGGCAATGGCTTTGGCGGCAACAACTTCACCGGGGACGGGGGCGGCGCGGGCTTTGGCGGCGGCTTTGGTGGACTCGGCAGCGGCGGGGGCGGCACTACGATAAATAATTTTTACCAGACTAATAACAACTACGGAACTTATACAACGGCCAAAGAAGATTTTGACCTGATGCGTTCATTGGTGGGGGGTTAGCGTGGGCAACTGGAAGATTATCCGGCCGGAAGCGACCACCAATGAGGTTTTGAATCCATCGGCCGAAACAACCGGCAACTTTGCGGCGGCCGGTAGTGCTACCGTGACGAGAGTCACCACCTACAGCCGCTACGGGTCATACAGTTACCAGGTGCAGACGGCCGCCAACAATGAGGGCATAACCCTCACCCTGGACACCCTGGCTAACGCCATTCATTATGTCACGGTGCGAGTCAGGGGGACGTTACCGGCCGTGTGGGATTGGTCATTAGATAACGCCACCTACACCGCGCCCGCCCTGCTGTTGCCCCTGGACGGTAACTGGTCGTTATACGGCCTGCAATTTCCGGCCGCACAAGCGAACGGGGCAACTACCCTCTATATCCACCAGAACGGGGCCGGTAGTGGCAATTTCTACCTGGATGGAATACAGGTAGAAGAAAAGGAATACTGGACAAGCTATTGCGACGGCGATCAGGATGATTGCCAATGGAGTGGGGCTAAACACGGTAGCAGCAGCAGCCGGGACGCCCTCACGCGGGCGGGCGGGCGCGTATTAGACCTATCCGATGATTTGAGTATTGGCGTCGAAACAATGGACGGGGTGGGTTTTCCACCGGTGCAAAACCTGACAGTGGGGCGCGGATTGCAAGACGGCGAATCGCCACAGGGGGCAAAGGCACGGCCCCGGCCGTTACGCCTGCGTAGTACCGTGCGCGGTAGCAGCCTGAGTAACTATCACGCGCTGCGCCAAGCGGTGGTGAACGTGATTAAGCCGTCTCCCATCAATCGCAAGCAGCCGGTCAGACTGTGGTACATCGGGGCGACGGTATTAAAGGTTATCGAGGCCCGCTACGATGGCGGCATGGGATTAAGCGGGCCGAGGGGCTTTGCCGAAACAGTCGCCATCCAACTGATAGCCGATGACGATCCCTTTTTTCACCAGGAGGGGGAAACGTCGGCCGCTATTGATGTAAACGATAGTGCCACTTTTCGGCTTGTCGCCGGCCGGGTCAATGGTCTATGGAGTGCATTAGGCCCGCCCCATGCCAGCGGCACATATACCAACTGTCGGGCGATTGTGGTAGGGATAGACAGGTCAATTTACGTTAGCGGGGATTTTGTCAACTTTGACAATATCGCCGCGGCCGATTACATCGTGAAGCGGAGCGGCGGGGCGTGGAGCGCACTATCGGCCTTGAATGGGGTAGTGTGGACAATGGCGATTGCGCCCAATGGTGATTTGTATCTGGCCGGAGCGTTTACTAATGCGGGTGGTATAGCAGATGCTGATTATATCGCTAAATGGGATGGCAGTGTCTATAGCGCATTAGGCACGCCGGGGGCCGGTGCGACCGTTTCAAACTTCTATGCCCTGGTCGTTGGGCAAGACGGTATATTGTATGCTGCTGGCGCATTTACCAATCTAGCTGGCGTGGCCGCTGCTGATTATATCGCTAAGTGGGATGGTTCGGCATGGACGGCCGTCGGTGCTTCTGGTGCGGATGATATTGCGCGTTGCCTGGCGATTGCCCCTAATGGCGACTTGTACGTAGGGGGTGACTTTACCACCATCGGCGGCGTTAGCGCGGCCCGTATTGCCAAGTGGGATGGCTCTGCTTATACCGCCCTCGGTAGTGGTTGCAATGACAGCGTGAAGGCATTGGCCTTTAGCGAGGATGGTACGCTCTATATAGGCGGGGAATTTACAACGGCCGATGGGGTGACGGTCAACGGCGTGGCAAAATGGAACGGCGTCACCTTCGAGGCATTAGACAGCGGGGTCGAGAGCAGTACTCAGGTAGATTACATGGGCTTTTGGCGGGGACAGTTAATTGTCGCCGGCCCGTTCACCATTGCCGGGGGTAAGGCCATAGACCAGCTTGCCGCCTGGAATGGGTCAAGCTGGTATCACCTAGATTTTCAACCACCCACCAGCGTAACGGGCGGGCCGGTCGTAGCCGATGGTAATGATTTATATGTAGGATTGTTTACGACTGGCACGGGTAGTTATGCCGGTAATACGACTGTCACCCCGGCCGGGACGGAGAATAGCTACCCGCGCATTGTAATCAAGCGCAGCGGGGGAACGTCCGCGAAACTCCTTTCGATTCAAAATGAAACGGCCGGTAAACGTCTCCTGTTTGACTATGACCTATTAGACGGGGAAACAATTACCATTGACCTGCGGCCGGGTAAACGCGCCATGACCTCTAGCTTTTGGGGTAAACGCTGGCGCATCTTGCCTAATAGTGACCTGGCTAATTTTCTTCTATTGCCGGATAGCCAGGTCATAACCGCCTTTGTGGAAACGGCCGGCAGCCCCACCATGACCGCTTTCCTCGTCTATAAAAACACCTATTGGGGGGGGGATTAGGTGTCTAGTTATATTTCCTATCTCACCCCCCTTACCGACACGGCCGGGCCAATCACGATTGAGAGCATAGATTATGACGGCCGTCTCTACGATATTAGCAACAGCGTACCGGCCGGACATAACACAGAGGGGATAGCGGCGGGCGAGGCGGTGGTCAAGCGCAATGCAGCGGGAACGCCGGCCGCCAATGGCTTAATTGGCTGGTGTGGGATAGGCATGTCCAATGCCCGGCGGGTACTAACTGAGTTACTGCCGCTGATGTCATCTAAGCAGGATGCGGTAGTAACCGTCAATGCCGCCCAAACCAACCGCGACCTCGATTTTATGATTGATAATGAGGCGACGTACTATGCCGAGGTAGATGACAAGCTAGATGACAAGGGGCTGACACCGGAGCAGGTAGGGGTTATTTTACTGTATACCGCTATTGCCGGGCCAACGGGAAGCATCGCCGATCACATAGCCGAGGTAAAGGCCAAACTTAAAACCGTCATTGTTGACCAGATTGCGGTGCGTTATCCGAACTGCAAGCAGGTCTATTTAGTTAGCCGGGAGTATGGCGGTTACACCTTATCCGGCAATCCTGAACCTTACGCCTTTGCTCAGGCGATAGCGATTAGAGAGCTGGTACTCGACCAGGTATACCACGCCACTACCGGCGACCCCGACCTGGACTATGCGGCCGTTCCCTGGCTCGGTTGGACAACCAACACCTACACCTGGGCTAACGGCTTAGGCAGTGACGAGGTAGAGGGGGGGACGCCCGGCCGGGCTGACGGCCTGGAATACCTGGAAAGTGACTTCGACGACGACCTACACCCCTCGGTCGTGGGGGCAACCAAGATAGCCAACCTCATCCTGCCGGAATTTGAGAGCGGCGATTATGCCGCGCCCTGGTGGTATGCAGCGCTTGACCCAGAGATTGTTGTCAGCAAGATAGATACGGATGGCGATGCTTCGACGACTCTGGACTCCTATACACCGACGGCCGATGTCTATCACCTGCTCGTTGTAGCTAATCGGGCGGGGGTGGCAGCAACGGCCGAGCAGCCCGTGCCGTCGGGCAACAGTGCTACTTACTCACTAGAGGACACCATCACCTTTCCTGCCAGCAACCGGAACCGCATTTCTGTATTTCGCTTTATCGGCACAGGAACAGCGGGTGCACCCACGATTACCTTTAACAGCCAGGTTCAGACCACCATCGTTGCTGTCATTATCGAGATACCAGACATATATACTGGTGGCACGAACGGGTCATTGGGGGTTATTGAGTCCATTACCAACTCCGGTATCGGTGTCACCAACTTGGAAATTGCCACCACTACCTCGACCAATGTGGCCTTGATGATTGCCGCCTTCTCTAACACCGGCAACTTCGCCATGAATGAGCAGACCGGATTCTTTGAAGAGTATGACGATGGCGGCTCTAGATTAGAGATTCAATCTCTGGTAGGCCATTCGTCACCGGCAAAGGCGACGAAAGCGGCCGGTGGCACGTTTGATGTGGCCGGTATCCTAATAACCCTACGCCTGCCACCGCCGAAATATTTATTAGAAGTCACCGCGACCGGGCCGGGAACGGTGACGAGTAGCCCGGCCGGGATTAGCGTCCGCAACGATACGGCCGATTATGAGTTTTACGAAGGAGAGGAAGTTAGCCTAACGGCCGGGCCGGAGACGGGAGCCATGCTGCAAGCCTGGGGGGGCGACTTCGATTCTATCAATGGCTTAGTGGCAACGGTAACGATAGATGGGGCGCACGCTATCACGGCCGTTTTTGTAGTCATGCCCGCCTTGCTTTCCGTTGAGCAGACGGCCGCCTATGAAGTCTGGTTGTGTACCGACCTGGGGCAGCGGTTGGCCCTGTTAGACACGGCCTGGTTTGAATACAGCCTTGTCGTCAATGGTGTGGGGGCGTTTACAGTGATGATAGCCGGTGATGCGATACCGGAGTCTATGTTGGACGTAGACAGGCAAGTACAATTCTGGCGCCGGCCGGTAGGAAGTGGTTCATTGGCCCTTGACCAGATTGGATTCTTGCGTAAATGGGAATACAGTACGGATGACAGCGGGATTACCCGCCTCAAGCTAATGGGACCGGATGTAAATGATTTACTGCGGCGGCGCATTGTGGCCTATGCCGCTGGAACGGCCAACGCCGCCATGAATACAACGGCCGATAATGGTCTAAAGGATTTATTTGAAACAAACTACCTGGCCGATGCTACCGATGCCGACCGGGAAATACAGGCCAATGGCGTGACCGTACAGGGCAACTTGAGCGACGGCCCTACGATTGAAAAGGCGTTCTCCTGGCGCAGTGTGTTACAGGTCATGCAAGAGATAGCCCTGGCCTCGCGCACGGCCGGCAATGAGGTCTTTTTTGCCGTCATCTGGACGGGTATAGATGAAAACGACGTGGTGCAATTTCAATTCAGGACGTGGACGGGGCAACCGGGTAAGGATAGAACCTGGCCGGATGGCGATAACCCGGTCGTGTTTGGCCTGGAATGGGGGAATCTAATTTCGCCTCGTCTAGTAGTTGACCATAGCGACGAAATCAATTACGTTTACGCGGGCGGGCAAGGCGAAGGAACGGATCGCCTGATTGTGGAGGTAAGCGATACCACCCGGATAGCCCGCAGTGTCTGGAATCGGCGCGAGGGCTTTAAGGATGCCCGCAGTGAAGCGACTACCAATGGCGTCACGGCGATGGGCAATGCGCTGCTGGCAGAGATGCGGCCGAGGGAGCGATTTAGCGGGCAGATCGTAGATACTGAGGAAACACCCTACGGCCGGGCCTGGCACTTTGGCGACAGGGTAAGCGCAGTGTATATCGGCCGTCAGTTTGATGAGATTATCCGCACGGTATACGTAAGCGTCAATGAAGGCGGCCGGGAGATAATCAAGGGCAGTTTAGACGGTGGTAGCTTGATTGATAGCCCGGCTATTGAAGTGCTAATCCGCAATACGGAATGGATTAAGGGTATGGTTAATTTTATGCAAACCCTACAGGATACTAAATACAAGGGGACGAAAGCCAGTGACTTTACGACCAGTGACCTACCTCGACATGGTGAATACGGTTTTCAGACGGCCACCAATGAGGTACAAATAAACGGCAACGGCACGATTCGGAAGATAGCAACGACCTAAAGGTGATTTTATGGCGGTAATAACCTTAACCCTCCTCCCGGCCGTACAGGGCGCACGCAATAGCATCCAGACAATAACCTGGACGGGGCAAAATCTGACCGGGGCAACGCTAACCGGGACAAAAACGAACCTGGCAACGGGTGAAACGTCCTCAATTAGCGGCGCCCTGGCGATTGTCACGGCCGCCAGTGGCATTTTTAGCTGGACGTATAGCGCGGGTGATGTAGGAACGGCCGGCCGTTTCCTGGTGCAATTTAAGGCAACCTACACCCAATTTGATGCCACCGTTGAATCCCCCTGGATTGTTTTTCCCCTACAATCGGCAACGGTGGTAGCGGCTCAGGCATTAGTGGGGGTGACAACCGAACAAGCCGCTTTTCTTGACACGGTAAATGTTGATACCCCCACCGATGGGCAGGTATTGACCTGGGATGATACGGCCGATGAATGGACAAACGAGGACGCGGCGGCCGGTGTTTCCACCTTTCTTGCCCTGACAGACACACCGGCCGCCTTTGCTGGACAAACCCTAGAACTGGTAAGGGTGAACGCGGCCGAAACAGCCCTTGAGTTCTTTCCCTCGCCCTACGCCCTTGACGCTGATTTGACAGCGCACGAGAGTGACACCGCTAATCCTCATGCGGTAACGGCCGTACAGGCGGGGGCGCAGCCGCTCGATAATGAATTGACGGCAATCGCGGGGCTAACCAGTGCGGCCGATAAGGGGATTTACTTCACCGGGGCAGGGACGGCCGCCACCTATGACCTATCCGCCTTTGCCAGAACCATTCTTGACGACGCCAATCAAGCGGCCGTGCAAACGACCCTCGGACTTGTGCCAGGAACCAATGTGCAGGCATTTGACGCGGAGTTGGCGGCGATTGCTGGGCTAACATCGGCTGCCGACAAGTTGCCCTATTTTACGGGCAGTGGAACCGCTGCCTTAGCCGATTTCACGGCCGCTGGCCGCGCTCTGGTAGATGACGCCGACGCAGCGGCGCAACGAACCACCCTCGGCCTGGGGACGCTGGCGGTGATCAATGGCGGCTTCACTGGCGGCGGAACATTGGCAACGGGTGGATTTACCCTGACTGTGCCGGCGACGGGAACGGCCGCCCTGCTGGGTGTAGGCAACATTTTCACGGCCGCCCAACTGTTTCCCGACGGCACAATTTCACTACCTGGCATAGCCTTTGCCAGTGACACCGACCTGGGCATCTACCGGACAGGCAGCAACAGCATGGCTTTTGCGGCAGGGACGGCCGCCTGGATGCACTATAGTGCGTCGGATGTGTCGGTCAAATTGGGTGATGGAACGTATCTGGCCTGGACAAGCACCAGCGGGGCGACCGGCACGATTGATACCATGCTAAAACGCGGCCTGGCGGCCGGAATCCTGCAAATGGGGGCTGACCTGGCTACGCCCATTGCCCAAACTTTCAAGGGGTCTAATGGGGCGGGCGCGGACAAGGCCGGTGGTACGTTGGCCCTTGCCGGGGGAAGGGGG